CGTTGAACTGCCATTATTTGAATGTCAGCATCGTCTGTATATACATACACATCCCCTTTGAGCTCATCAGGTATGATATCTGCGGTATGCTTAAATAGCTTACGGTTTTTATGTGGGAGTCCCTTGGAGCCTTCCCTTGCTGGTATTATTATTTTCATAATGCTTTAAATTCTTCTACACTTATCTTTGGAAGAGATTCTATTTTACTACTTGAACTTAAGTTATATAAATCTGCTCCTAATTTTTTAAGCTCATTTTTAATGTGATCATATCCCCATTCTAAATCAGTTATGTAGTTCATTCTTGAAAGGGAATGGGGTCCATCTTTCTTTGAATAGAAATGTCCATCTGTAAAATCTACTCCTACTATTGCAATTTGCCTTGCTCCTAATTTATATGCGATATTAATCCCAGTGTATGGTGAATTTAGAAAGTGATCAACTTTAGTAGGATCCGCTAAGTTAGGTGCTCCCTTTGCTCCTAAATCAAAGTTAATTATATTTGGATGCCTCCATCCTCCTACACATGTGAATAGGTGTTTATAATCACCTTCATTAACTATCTTTTGTCGATGTGAATTGAATCTATTAGGATGATCTGTCACTAAATTATAGGTAGGTGAAAATAATTGAGGCACATCATTTACCCCAATGGTTATGAAATCTTTATGATGAGGTTCAAAATCCAAGAGCGACATTCCGCACCCACAGACGACAATCTTCGCTCCTTCGTGTATGTTATGGAAGTCTACTAATTTTTTATTCATGATCGGTGCTGTATTTTCTAAGAACTCTATCGTAGTTACGAAATCCTCCTCGGATATCACTGAATCCTTCTCTTTGGTAAGTAATGTATGGTTTATATAAGTAGCAGTTAACTCTAGCTTGAACTCGTGTAAATATATTATCAACAGGAACATCCATACGTCTAATTTCACTGATTAGCAACTTACGAGTGGTAGAATTCACGGCATAACTACTAGTTGTGAGTAGTTTATCTGCTCTATAAATATTTGGAGCTTTTTCGTTAAGTGTTCCTTGATTATTTGCTCCTAGGTATAATAAATCCCAATCCGTCGGCGTATTGTCCCATAATTCTTCAAATTTACCCGTGAATCCTCTTACAAATTCAATATCGTCTTCTAAAATAAGGATATTGCCTAGATTGTTAGATTCCGCTTCTTGCATCACTTCCATGTGGCTTAATAAGCATCCATGTTCACCTTTATTTATGAATTTATTATGACTATATCCAGTTCCTGGATTTGCCGAATATCGAGTTACATTTATTCCTAATTGCTTGAATAAGTTATAAGATCTTTCCCATCTATCTGTTCTAGAATCTAGATTAATGCAATATATTTTGTCAAACACGGTGTTTATGATATTCATGTTGATTTCTTGTAAATATTTTCGAATTCTTTAATTATATCCTGCGGTTTCCAATATGATTCCATCCATTGTCTAGAGTTTCTTCCGTTTTCTAAAATAGGATCGATTCCACCATCTATTAATTCTTCAAGTTTAGATTGTAGATCTCTAATCCACACATTAACAAACGGGTGAGTTGGAGTCTTAGTTGCTTTCACTATAACGTTCTCAATTGCAGGATCCAATGAGCATATTGTTAATTTACCAAGAGCTAATCCTTCTAATCCTGATCTATGATAACTTGAAGTTACACATTCATCAATAATAATGTTGCACTTAGATTTACGTTCAATACATTCATTTAATCCAACTTTACGTATTACATCTACGTCAACAAGAGTTGGATACTTTTCTTTAATCGAATTTAATATTCTAATAGTTGCATCGTATCCCTTATCGTGCCATTGTCCCATCTTTGTAGTTCGACTTGGAGAATATCCTATTCTAATTTTATTATCAACCCTATTATAATTATATACAGGATCGTTAAAGTCTATAATGTTTCTTACTAGCTTACATGTTCTGTATTCAGGAAGTGTCGCATGATACTGGGCGATCACCAATCTCGTTTTGACTGGAGACTTTAAATCAACCTGAAATGGCTCACTGTGGTATTGTATTATCCTATTTGCAACTCTAATATTTCCAGGTATTTTGTTATGACAATGTAATAATGCAGTTCCTTCTTGTGGCGTAGGATTAATTGAACGAGGTCCGCATACGTGAGATACAAAGTCAGTTGAATACTTATTGATACAGTCAGATAACACGTCCGGTGCCATTGCGATTGGACTTGCCTTGAATTGGCAAACTTTAATTCTCATATAGTGTATTAATTTTAAAACCTGTAACCAATTCTTTTATACAATATTAAATAACTATAGTTTATATATTTTTGAAAGATTATTACAAAATATTAGAAGTAAAGAATACTTCAACTTCTGCGGAAATTAAACGGGCATATCGAGCTATGTCAAAGCAATATCATCCCGATGTTAATTCAAGTAGTGGAGCAGAAGATGTGTTTAAAAGTATATCAGAAGCATATGGAGTATTAGGAGATCCTAAAAAGAAAGAAGACTATGATCTATCAAGGAACCCTATATCTAATGGAGGTAGACATGGCACATCATTTGAAGATTGGGTAAATAACTTTAGCAAAGAAGAATTTAAAGGAGGATTCAATAATACAGGAAGACATTCATCTCGTCGAGGAGGATTCAATAGCGAACGAGGAACGAGAATGCCAACTACTGATCATCTTAATATAAAGGAAGACAGAGAAGTAGACTTAAGGGATTTAATGCAAGGAACATCAGTTAAGGTTAATTACGATAGATGGACGGTTGATGGTAGCTTTAAAAAGGATAAATTATCTAAGACTCTAAATATTCATTTAGATCTAAGAAAGAAACATACGACAATTCTTAAAGTAGGAAGTGTATATTTTATAAAGATGAAACTAGAAAAACTAGGTCATGAAGATATATTCCAGCGTGCTAATATATGGGGAGATCCGGAAACGGTATTATTAGTTGGAGATTATTACTTAACTTTAAAAATAAATGTTCCAGAAGATATGGAACTTGAGGATGAAAATGTTATTCAATTTATAGACATTCCTCTGTATAAAACATTATTCGAAGGGGAGAAAATAAGGATCACAACATTATTAGATAAATCATATGATGCTGAGATATCTACACCTAAGAAGCTAAATGATTTAAAATTCAATATAAAGGACCAAGGTATCATGTCTAGCGCAGGCATACTCGGTAATTATATTATACGATTTAATATCATCCCACCTGACTTATCAGAAGTCAACGAAGATAATTTAGAAATTATCAAAGAGTCTTTTATCCAAGAATAGAGGCAAAAACTTCAGTTTTTTCATACAAGTCTGTTATAAATAATAAAAAATTGCAGACTTTTGAAAACTAATCAAGGCAATAATTCCTTACAATCAGCAAACTTAGACGATTACGTTCTATTGGTTGAAAATATTGGACAGGATTTACGTATAAACGAGAGTTCAACACATGGTAATATGGTCCTAGAAGGCGTATGCGCAGTGTTTGAAGAAGAGAACAATAACGGTAGAGTATACGCTAAAGACGAATACTTACCTCACTTAAGTTACCTTAATGATAAAATCACAAAAGGTCAACTAGTTGGAGATTTAGATCACCCACCACATTTCGACGTTACATTAAAAAGTGCATCACATATTATTGAAGCATTAAATTTTGACGGTGGAAATCAGGTAATGATTAAACTAAGAATTTTAGAAAACACTCCAAACGGAAAAATAGCTAAGGCTTTATTAGACGGAGGAGTTAATCTTTCAATTTCATCTAGAGCAGCTGGTCAAGTAATGAATGAAGGTAGAGTTAAACTTCACAAGATATTCACTTATGATTTAGTTGGAGAGCCTGGATTTACTGCTGCTATTTTAAAGAAAACACTTAATGAATCATTAAAAGATAACTTCCAAATGTTAACGGAAAGCTTTGATCATTTAAAAGCAGATTCATTCGTAAACAAGGAACATTTAAACGATGTTTCAGAAAGTTTAAATTATAGTGATAATTTTAAAATATATAAAATAAATAATCCTATAGAATCCGTATTTGAAGATTTTATAACACCAGAAAATAATAATAATACAATGGCCGACAACAAAGATTTTGTAACTAAGGAGAGTATGAATAGATACACTGAGGTAGTTAAAGAAAATTTCGATTCATTAAAAAGCGAAATGAAGAATTTAAAACTTAATGAATCTACTGAAGGAGGACAAGACCTCAGTAAAGTTGTTTCGTTTGTAAATTATTTAGCTGAACATTTAGAAGGAGTAATTAATTATTCAGATTATCTTTCAGAAATGGTAAATAAAAACGTATCTTATACGGAGCATGTAGCATCAACTACAAACAATGCTATCGAGTATACTAGTTACGTTGGAGAAAAACTAAACACAACAATTGGTCATAATGACTATATTGCAGAGAAATTAAATCAATCAATTAACTACGCTGAGTATTTGAAAGAGAGCTTAAACGGTTCTATTAACTATCAAAACTATTTAGCTGAAGAATTAGATGGATCAATTCAATACTCAGAACACATTGCTGAAGGAGCAAATAACACTTTACAATTCGCTGAATACCTTGGAAAAGGAATTAACGAAAACAGAGAGTATTCTCAGTATGTAGCAGGAAAAGCTAGCCAAGGAATTGGTTATACAGAGTATTTAGCAGAATCATTAAATGAAGGAACTGCTGCACCTAAACAGAGAAATCTATTAGATGGAGTTGTATCTTTAACAGAATCAGCAAATGTAGATAAATTAGTATCTAGTGTAGATGCAGTTATCGCATCAGTTAACTCTGAATCTGCAAAATCAGTGTTAGAAAACAGACACCCATTCTTAAAAGTTATAGCTGAAGATAAAAGAACAGCGTTTTATGAATTACCTACTGAACAAAAACAAGCAATTGTTGAGGCTCTTGGAGCATCAGTTTGGTTCTCAGAAAATGATGTACTTGGAATTATGGACGCTGTTGTAAATGAATCAACTAAGGATATTCCTTTAATCGTAAAATTCATGCCTGATACATACAAACCAGTATGGAATAAGATGAATGAAAATGAAAAAGGTAAAATATTCGCAAAATCTCAGTTATATAACCTAAAGACAGCTTATCAAGTTAAATCTTTTTGGGACGAACAATCGAACATCCTAAGAGGAGTTAATGAAAGAGTTGAAATAGAAACACAAAACATAAAAATGCAAAAACTTAACGAAAGCCAAGGTACAGAAGGTATGATAGCCGTTAAAACGGTGGTTGAGAATAGCAGAGGATATTCCTCAAATTACTTAGCAAATCTTTCGAGACAAGCTAACAACTAAAAATAATCATTATAAATAATGGCACGTACTAAAATTTTCAGACGTTCAAACGATCAATCGATGAACAACACGTGGAAACCAATTTTGGAATCTCACGGAGCTGATATGGAAAAAACACCTTGGTTAGCAGAATACGCTCACAATCACGCAATATTTGACAATACTGACGCGATCTTTGAGCAAAATGCACCAGGTCAATTCCTACAGACTCCAGGAGCTTTACCAGGAATGGGAGCCGCACAAGCACCAACTCCGGCTCAAACGCCGTTTGCTGGTGGAGTAAAAAATGGATATGGTAGCACAGGAACCGCAGCAAATCAGTCAGGTTCTGGTGATAAATTCCCATCTCTTTTACCAGTAGCAATACAAGTTGCAGCTAAGACAATAGGTTTCGACCTAGTTCCAGTTGTACCTATGGATTCTCCAGTAGGGTTTTTACCTTACTTAGATTATCTTTACACTGGTGGTAAAACAGACGATGAGTTTTCTCCATATATGGTAAAACTAGTAGGAATTACTACAGATGATCTTGTAGGATCAGGTGTAGCTAACATTGCTACTGCAAATCCAGTTTCTGGTGAAATTATCGTCTTTAGTGCAGCAGCATCTGGAGTATACCACTTCATTGGTTATTCAAGAGTAGACGGTCACGCTATCATCAAGGTAGTAGAAGATCCAACAGGTACTACTTCGGTAGCAGCTGATATTAACGGTAAAGGAATTGCAACTATCGGTGCAGTTGCTCCAACAGGAGGAACTACTGGTAATGTCGCAACAGCTGATGTACAATTAGTATCTGCGTTAGAGAATCAAATTTCCGGTTTCACTGGAACATCTGATGACGATTACGCAACAACTGATTTTCAAGGGCCCTATATGCCAGCAACAGGATCTACACCAGGATCTATGTCAAGAGAAGCAGGTGAAGGTTCAAGATTCAGACAAATGGGTCTTAGAATGTTTACTAAATTCATTGAAGCTGATACTGACCAAGTAGCAATCTCTGCATCTGTAGAGCAAATCCAAGATCTTAATCGAGTTTGGAACTACGACGTTATCTCTATGTTAGAGAATGTAGCAGTAAATGACCTTGCACAGTCAATCAATAAAAGATTAGTGGATAGAGTATTCCAACTAGCAGCAACTCATACAACTGAGATTGACCTAGTAGAAGGTTCTAACCTTACTAGACTTGATTTGCTAGCTGGAACAGGTGGATTTGAAAATGTTTCTACATTACAAAGAAGATTAGTAACTAAGATTCTTGAATTAGCAAACTTAATTTATCACAGAGGTAGATTTGGAGCTGGTACATTCTTGGTAACTAACGGACGAGTAGCATCTGCTTTAGCTGATGTATCTGGTTATTCAATCGCACAAGTTCCTACGGACATGGGCGGAGTAGCTGGAAACTTATACCCAGCGGGTAAAGTTTACGGAGTTCAAGTGTATGTAGATCCTAACCTTTCTTGGGGAGATACTCGTATTTGTATCGGAAGAAAAGGTGCTGATGAAGAGCCTGGAGTTAAATTCATGCCTTACATCATGGCTGAGTCTTTACAGACAATAGCTGAAGGTACTTTCTCACCAAAGATCGGGATGAAATCTCGTTACGCTATCACTGAAGCAGGATGGCACCCAGAAACGCAATATGTAAATATGACGGTTCAAGGTGACTTAGCTACTTTAACTGGTGGAGCGGCACCAACTAACACTCTTTAATCGATAGATTAAACGAATATAGTTAAACTAAAGGACGTATCTCAGATACGTCCTTTTTTTATGCTTGTTTTTTGGATAAATAACAATATATGAATTATATTAATAACTTTACAACCTGGTATATGATGAATGAAGCAGCCTCATTAGATCAAATTAATAAGATTAATAGGGCCAAGTCGGGTATTAAATCTGATGTAATTGAAGGTCTTAGGAAATATTTAAATGCTCGTGTAAAAGTAGGAAGTGGCCCTCAAGGAACAATAGCAGCAACATTTATTAATATAGATAAGCTAAAGGGACAAGCAATTGAGGCAATTACACCTCAGCTTGATTTATTAATTAAATCATATATAGAATGTGATGGTGGAAAATCATTTAGGAAAGGATCTGAGAATTTTATAATATCCTTAAAGAAACTCTTAATTAGCGACATTGATGGATTAAGCTGGATTATAAAGGGATCTATTGGGATAGCGATTAAATCTGCTAAAAAATTAATCGGAGGGGATCCTAGCGTTGCAGTAGAAAATATTATTAAAGGAATAGTTAACACTGCATATGGGACGGTAATTAGGATGCCAATTTTCATACAAAACTCTATTACGAATAGGAAATTATTTCCATTCCAACAAGAAGAATATAAGGACCCTGGAACAGGAAAAACAGTTCCTGCTGGAGTTGCATACAAAGGATCATTCTGTGAAGACTCTACATCTATAAAGGGAGATAACTTTTCTATTGACTATAAAGTATTAGCAAATAAACATGTTCAAGAAATAGTTGATAAGGTGATGTCACTTTAATTACTTACGATTGTTTATATCTTCGTCAGTGAGGATGCTCTTAATACAATGATCATGTTCTATATAATCTAGAAGACTCCTAAGGAAGTTTCCACCTTTAGTTAACGTATTATCTTGTTGATTCTTTCCTAGTACAGAGGATATTGTTTCTCCTCTACGTCCAAATTCATATCCACGTTTCTTAATGAATATATCATTAAATAAATCAGCTGCAATAACATTACCTAGAATATCAATTGCCTTAGTTGTAGAATAAAACCAAATTTTAGATTGTCTGAAATCTCGATAAATAATAAACTTAAGTATTGCATATAAAGATACAACTGGAAGAATCACGTATAATAGTGTTATCGCCACGATTAAGAGTAGCAGATCGATCATTAAGTAAGATTATTTTAATACTAGGACAATGTGTATTTACCTGAGTATATTATTATTTATCAATGATTACACTTCCTATGATGGATATAATCTCTTATACCTATAATTAAGGTAATAAGTCCTATTAATCCCATGGTTAATCCAAAGATAGGATGGTGAATAACCTCGTCTATAAGAGTAGTGGGTTCCCTATGGTGATCTATTGAATAACTAACCAATACCATGGATTGTGCAAATTGTATAATATGTAAGGATCCATGTAACATATTTAATATACCTAGTGATATTAGTGTGAAGTGTTTCATTACACGGCAATAGGTATGTTTTTCCAATTAGGGAAATATTCATAGTTCTCTATTATAACGTCGCTAAACTTGTAATTGAATATATCATTTGTTTTTGAAATACCTTTAGTATCGCAGGTATTGCTTGATATGCAATCAAGCAATTCAAACTTGTCGGACTTTTTAGCAAGAATTATTCTATCTTCTATCGTCAATTCGTCGTTCAACATTAGAGTTGGTGCAACATGTTTAGATGGGTCTCGTGCTAACTGTTTCTTAACAAATTCCATATGATTGTCGTAAATATGTACATTTGTTAAATCACCTACCAGTGTACCTGGTACCATGTTTGTTTGTTGTGCAAACATATGAAGTAATAGTGCGTAACTTGCTATATTGAATGGAAGTCCTAAAAATGCATCTACTGAACGTTGATGCCATTTAAGATATAATCTTCTGTTTGGGATATTTTGTCGTGTAAATATATCGTCTCCACCAAATTGTTGGTCCATATAATACATAGGATTTGTTTCTTCTAATATTGTCTGTCTCTCTTCAACAGACAATTCCTCAGTATATAATTCAAATGCCCAATGACAAGGTGGTAGTTTCATTTGTGATATCTCACCTACATTCCAAGCACTAACCATAATTCTACGAGAATCAGGATTGTTGTTTAATGTGTCTATGGCGTTTTGGATTTGATTGATTTCTTTCGGATAATCCACCTCATTTGGTGTCATCGGTGGGCATTCCCATTTTACCCATTGCTTTCCGTAAACAGGACCTAACTCTCCATTTTCAGATGCCCACTCATCCCATATTGTGACTCCGTTATCATTCAAATATTTGATGTTTGTAGAGCCTTTGAGGAACCATAGTAATTCATGGATAATTGACTTAGTGTGTAATCGTTTAGTAGTGATAAGCGGAAACCCTTGTTCCATATCAAATTTAATCTTGTAGTCAAATATTGACGTTGTGCCGGTTCCTGTTCGGTCTGTTTTTTTCTTACCATATTTCCAAATGTGATCTAATAGTTTGTGGTATTCGTGTGTTGCTTGCATAATCTATGATTGTTTAGATATTATATCAATTATTGTAGCTAAGGTTTTGTCTCGGACCCCCTTTGGGATATCCTCAGCGTTATAACATTCAAATTCAATATGTGTATTATCTCCAGAAACAAACATCACGTGATATTGCTCAAATAACTCAGGTACCTCTAATCTAGTGTTTGCATATATCTGACCTCTCACTTCAGGATTAGTATTACCGTTTAATCTTATTATAAATATAGGCTTAATCATGTTGCTTTTATTTTATGTCTATTGTCATCACACCATTTAATACAGTCAATAAGCCCAGGATCTATTTCTTCAAGGTACATACAATATGCTTTTGACCAAACTAAATCCCTTGACCACGATAAATTTTCAATTTCACATGGAGTATTGCATGCTTCAAAGTAGCCATGTCCTCCTATCGTTAACGTATCACATACTGCATGCATATATTCTGTGTGTTTACATCGCAATTTACCTACCCAATCGGGATCATGTTTGCGCCATTCTGCTTGTTCTTTGATGTCTACTAGTAATCTTGGAACTAATGTGCTAAACACTTCTTTTATAACTTCTGCGGAATCTCTACGTTTGCTGAGATTAAGAGCTTTAGTGTAAGGAGTACTATGATGTTTCCATCTCAACTTAGCTTTGGATTCTGAATCAATAAGATTAAGGTATTTAATATACATAAAGGAATACGAGTCTAGTTCATTTTGAGCTCTCGCATATCTCATGAATTTATCTTTTTGTTCTTGAGTTTCTCCTCGTACTACTTTGCCGGTACCGTTTGCCCAATCAATAAAGTCTTGGTGTTCCAACCATCCCGATTCAAATGATGTTTGATTATTAGGGTTCATCCAAACTCGATTATCTCCAATAGATCCACCGAATATTACAGGAAACTTCTTAGCTAATTTATGAAATTCACAATCTTCCTTAATTCCATCTGAATTCATAGGATCAATGTGAGCTATAGTTTCAATAAGTTCAGGTATTGATCTTTTTTCAATTGGCTTTTTAAATAGCGTTAATGTTCTATTAAATATTCCCATTTTAAATGTATTAATGTATATTAATTATACTCCTTTTTCAATACCCTTTTAAGATCATTTAAATCTCCAGTATACATATCAATAGGTTGAACTTTCTTCATTTCAATTAATTCTTTATTTTTTTCAGCCTCTTGACGAAGTAGTTCTTCGTATTTCTCTTTAGTAAGAGTATGAATAGGCATAGAAAGTAAATATCCATAAGATCCATCTATCTCATCGAACTTCTCTTTAGTTAATACATCAATTATCTTTTGACGAGCAACGTTGTTAATTTTAATCTTACCATCAATAATCATTTTGATGAATCTTGCTTTATTCGAAAGGAATATAAGTTCTTTCTTTAATTTGTCAATTATAAATGCTTTTCTTTTAATATAGTACTTCATTCTAAAAGCTACAAAGTATTTAATGATCTCGCTTGCGGTTTCGAATATCATTAACGTTCCAGTTTCATCAAGTACTGTGAAATTCTCAGTCTGGCGCTCTTCCATCTTCAAGAATCGTTTAAGCTTATCTCCAACTCCTAATCCTGACATATCAGATCTACTTAGTTTAATAGTGTAGTTGATATCTGACTTGCAGTTATTTTCATAAGTGGCGATTCTTCGACTGTCTTCTAAATCATTTAGGTATTTGTCAAACTTTTCATATGTTACAGATGGTGGAAGTTCGGTGATATCTATTGTAGTTGTATTTTTAACAGCATACTTACCTCTAAACAACCATGCCGACTTTGCATCAGAGTCCTCGTTGGTAACCACTTCACCATTAAATCCATTGATCCATGGAGCAGGCTCTTTGAACCGCTTACCGTTTAATTCCCTAAGACAGCATTCAATTAGATCTAAAGGATTCCTATTTAATATGTTAGTAGCAAACCCTACAGCAATTCCTGATGATCCGTTTAATAAAACAGTAGGAATTATTGGAAGGAAGTATTCAGGTTCTATCTGGGACCCTTCTTCATGCCTAGGTGATAATAATTCAAAGTCCTTGTATAATAATCTGAAGTTCTCATGTAGCTTAGTTGAAACATACCTAGGAGCTCCAGCTTCTGGAGATCTTAGTGATCCGAACTGTCCAATCTCTTGAAGTAGTGGCATAGAGTTCTTAAACTTCTGTGCCATTCCAATAATTGCTGAATTTAACGAAGCGTCGCCGTGATGATAATGTGCATCTGCTGCAATTCTACCAGTAAGCTGAAATACCTTGTATGGTTTCTCCGTTCCATTCTTCCAGACTTTATCTGCAATGTAAACAACTTTACGTTGTGTTGGCTTTAGTCCATCAATTACAGATGGAATTGCCCTAGACTCAATAACATAAGTAGCATACTCACGATAGTCCTTATCTAAATATTCAGTGACTGTTGCTTTATTCATCATTTGTATTTATAATTTTAAATATATCTCGTGGAGAAACAAGTGTGCATTTCTCCATGATCTCTTTAATTCGCCTCTTAGGAATATCATAATGGTCTCTATGAAACCAGCATCGTTTTATATTTAGTTCTGCTGCCATATTATGAAGATTTGATATTGAATATGGCACACATATCAAGTGCCTCATATTATCACAGTAATATATCATAATGTTGTTTTTATATATTTTTTCATATTAATAATTAATTACTTTTACTTGAATTCCTTTTTTATTTGCTATATTAATCATGTGCATAGTTCCTCGACTTTTGCCATCCCAAAATGCAACCAATGCGTCTGCGTATTCTGCCATCTCAGTATTTCTTATATAACCTGCTCCCTTTTTAAATTTATCCCAATTTGCAGGAAACTGCTTGATTGGATAGTTTCGTGTTTTTGCATACTCTTCTCCTAACGTATCAGCTCCGCTTGCAGCTCCACTTACGATTTCAATATCGAGATGTTTACATTTGGATAAGTGATGATCCATGTTTTTCATTACTAAACGAATGTCTTTGAAATCTCTACCACCTGCAATAATTACTTTCATTTTAATAGTTTGTCTTTACGGGGTTGTGAATCTTTTCCGAACCAATCTTCTAAGGAATTTTTAGCTTCCTTATCGTAAGTAATTTCTACCACATTTGGGTCAGTTATTATCTTTTCATACTCATCATCTTCAAGAGCAGCAAGTCCCTTTTTATACTCGATTTCCCATGATCCTATATTTGAAGTAAGTTTAACCTCCCATTCTTTGAATTCATCGTTTGTATAAAATGTATGACTCTTATTTCCTTTCTTAACGACGACGAGAGGTGTCATAACTTTAAATATAAATCCCTGTTCGAATAGTTCTGGCCAATATTTAGCAAAGAAGTTCATTAATTGGGCAGCAATTGAGTTACCATCGGGATCTGCGTCTGTATAGATATACACCTTTCCATAGCGTAAATTCTTAGGTTCCTCACCTAATTTTAAACCAAGTGATCCCATTAGGCCTTTTACTTCGTCATTTTGAATAACTTTTGAATTAGGTAATTCATGGACATTTGTAAATTTACCCTTTAATGGATATGCTCCCATCATTTGAGTATTTCTAAATTTACGTACCGCAGATAGTGCGGACATTCCTTCGTATACTCCGAGGATACATTTAGACCTATCTCCTTTTTTCTGAGCATCTATTAGTTTTTCAACTCGTCCTTTATCAAGAGACTTGTTTAATTTTCTAAGTTCTAATCTTTCCTCTGCAAGTTGTTTTCTTTCAACCCAATCAAGGATAGATTCCATGATTTCAGATTTAAATATTTGTTTAGCTATTTTCTCAGTTACTTCGTGAGTAGTCTTAAATAATCTATGTTCCGTTATTAATTTCTCTTTGGTTTGAGAACTAAATGCGGGATTTACAATCATACAATCAATAAACAAATACAGATGATTTCGAATATCACTGGGCTTTACTGCAACCTTATGTTTCTTAAGAATCATTGCTCTTAAATGATTGATCAATTGATTATTGATATAGTCAACGTGAGTTCCGCCATCACTTGTATGAACTGAATTTACGAAGCTTACATTGGTGAATCCGTCAGTTGAACTTGAGAATCCAACCTTCCAATCTTTTGATTCTTCGTAAAAATATTCCCTTTCTCCCGTGTATAGTTTAATATACTCTTCGAATTTCTTAAACTTTAATTTGTTGATTGTTTTCTTTCCATCTTTAATAGTATGAATATGAATGTATAATCGAGGGTTACATGCGGCGGCATCTAGACATCGTTTATAAAGAATCCTATAAGTCTTGTCGTCAATTACTTTCATTTTGAACCGTTCTAGATCTGGCTCATATGTAATTTCAGTAAATCCCCTCTGTCCATCTGATATCTTAGGCGTAGACCGCTTGCTCATGTTCTTGGTAAAATATTGTTCGAATCTTTTCTTACCGTCACATGTTTTAATCGTGAACTTATTACTAAAGATATTTGTTAACGTTGCTCCAACTCCATTGGTCCCTGCTGTATTTCTATCCTTAGTATCATCAAAACTAGATCCTGCTTTTAGATTTGAGAAAATCATTTCAGGAATCCATTCATTATGAACTTTATGTTTTTGTACCGGGATTCCGCCGTTATCCCATACTATAATAGTACCTGCATCAAGATTGAATGTTACTTTAATTTCGTTTAACGATTTAGATTTCCTATGTTCATCAACTGAATTAGAAAGTATCTCGTCAAATATTTTAAGGAATGCAGGGTTGTATGTTACTGATTCATATGATATCTCCGTTCCGTCATACAAATGATGATCTCCAGTATGTGGTGTGGTTGAACCGACGTACATATATGGTCGATGTAGAACATGCTCTCGATCAGTTAGCTTCTGATATTGTTCTTCTATTTTCTGTTTTGCCATAATAAATTATACACTATTTTTTAATGAAGTTTCAAATGTATATTACTTATTTAATCGCTTTATTATAATCGCGTCTCTAAAATATTTTGGAATCTTCCTTTGTATTATCTGGTCAAAGCATGAATCTAATATGTAAGTTTCAGCCCAATCGTCGTCGTTTCGTATTGATCTACCATACGACTGCATTACTTCTATAAGAGTTTTCCAATTATACCATTCAGGTTTAGTATCTAATCTTCTTTTGATTTTGCTGCTTCTTAAATTTGGGAATGGAACTTTAACGATTATCTGAAATCTCGATAGATTATCTTTTAAATCTATTCCGTTCATCATTGATGGAGAAACTAGAACGGTCTCAAATTCTGATTCCATATGATGTTTCAGTGATTTCTCACGTGTTGAAGAGTCGTGGATAAGTAATCTATCATCCTTGATATTACGTCGTATCCAATCGCTAAATTGATAATTACCAGAGTGTATAATTCCTTTATTATCTTTGTTCTTAAGAAGAATCTTCTTCATTACCGGAATTGCTGTCTTAAATGTTTCCTGCTTATCATAGTATGACATTTTTCCAAACTTAAGATATATGATTGGTCGCTTACTTGCTTCAAACGGACATGGTAATTCTAGATACGAATATTCTTCTTTTTTTAGTCCCATTAAGAATGCCATCATTTCAGGGTCTAGTATGGTTCCTGACATTAATATTACATGATCGTATTTATTAAAGAACATCTCCTTCATGTATTCGTTTCCCCATATAGGCTCAACTAATATCTTAGTTTTGCCATCTTGGTCTAATTCCTTTTCAAATACCCAATTATGTTGATAATTATGCTCATCGTTGATAAATCTATTGTACTTACACATTGTTTTATCACAAAGATCTGCTTTATTTACAAGTTCAGCTCTTTTTTTCTTACCTCGTGTTTCTTTGGCATCTGCGATACATTCCTCTATGTTGCTAATTAACTTTGGAATTATTACTTTAGATACATAGGTAGAAAGTTGTATAATATCTTTAATTTCGCTAAGATCTGCTGACATGTATTCATTCCATATCCCAAGATTAGTTAAACTTCTTTCAGAAAAAGTAGATGCGATAAAATCACAGAATGCTTCTTCAAACGAGTGAGCTTCATCAATAATTAAGACATTAGATCCTCTTTCTGCTAATTTATCAGGAGCATACATCGTTAATGCTGTAAGTAAATGATAATTAGCTAAACTTATACGTTCGTGTTGAAATTGGGCTTGTGCTATATTGTGAGGACATGTTCCGCACCTTTTACCCTTTACTTTATTAAGGATTTTAGATTCTCCGCAACTCATTAGATTAGTTCTACACCAATAACTTCTACTTCCCTTGAGTGAAGCCATAAATGGGAAATCATTAGTATATTGATCCTGTAATAACTTAGTGTTGGTGATTATGTCGAACTTAGCATCTACGTTTACTTCCTTTGAATACCAATCTGCAATCATAACAGCGGCATATGATTTTCCAACTCCAGTAGGAGCATCAATCATCATGAACTTTTTATCCTTATCAATTGAATCCTTTACAAAATCTAAGATTTCAATTTGTTGTGAACGTGGATCGTAGTCTAACTTTATGTTCTTCATGAATTAATAATATTTAAAAAATAGGCAGCTAACGATTTTAATTAACTGTTGGCTTCCGCCGCTTTTTTGACTTGCTCGATTTTATCATAGAGCCTGTCACATCTGGAGTCAATCTCTTTATGACAGATACTGACTCCTTCTTCTAAATCGGATCGATTTTCATCGATCATTTTGTAGATATTCTCTACTTGTGTGTCCATGTATTGAACATCAACCTTACTTTTCAACTTAAAAAACGCAACCACGATAGCCGAAACTAACGCAACTACACCTAGTGTTGATAAAACTGATACTATAATAATTAATTGTGTTTCCATAATATTTGGATTATTTTTAGTGTCAGCTGCCTATTTTTAATCTTCAGTATCATCGATAGCGATACCATGTTCCTTTCTATATTCTAATTCTTTAATGTAATATTTTCTATGAGGATGATCCTCTGGTACATATGGAATAGATGCGGTGACCCACTCATCATTCATTTCAAATAATTGAGCTGATCTATGTTTTCCTTTACCTGTTTTTCCATATCCAGATCTTCCGATCTTAGTTCTAATTTCTTCAAATGTAAATAATTCACCTAATTCAACTGGTTCAACTTGGGTCCATGCCGCTATGTGAACGATATGTGAATGTTCAAGGGTATCGGGATCTACTTGGTAGCAAAAAGAATACATTCCATCAATATGATCAAAGAATATTAATTCTCCTTTTTTTATATCTCGGGCACCAGGCGGAACATGTACTTTAGATTCTAGATTATTACCATTTTCCCATTCAACTTGAGCAATTGATTGTTCTAAGTCTATTTGGTCTCCGGACTTTAACCCGGAATATGGTGAAGGTTCAATTTGAGGAATAATTCTAACATAAGATTTGTTTGGTATTTGATGCAGTTCCATATTTATTATATTTTTAGATTATAATAATAATACTTAAAAAGTTACAAGGATTAAAGATAAATAATAAAAAATAATCATGATATCATGAAGAAGAATCCTGTAATGAATTATAACTCTTTTATGTCTGCTTTTAAAAGCGCAGAAGGAGGTTACTCTAAAAAAGCGAATATAGCTAATAAAGATGCCGGAGCTAAGAAATTTAATCAAGAGCTTTCAGCTGCGTCTATTAAAGGATCTGGAACTCCTCAATTAAGCAAATTTACTAAGGAACATTTAGCTAAAGTAAAGAATATCAAAGTAGTAGGTAACGGATCAAAGAAATAATCTAACTTTAATGAATCGAGCAATAGGAAGTTTTGAAGAGTTCTCAGTTTTTGAAAAGAAAGGGGATCTTAAGAAATTAGTAAATAAAGAAGAGGACGAAGAATTAACAGTCGGCGATGCTAAAAGGATTGGATCTAAGGTAGCTAACATGGACGGACTTGAGAAGAAGAAATATGTTGGTATTATTAATTTTCTGGGAGCATCTTGTAAAATTTATAACACACTTTGGAAAAACTACACCAAAACTAGGGATAGAAAAGAAGCAAAAGAAAAATAATAATATAGCTTAATAAAGTTTAACAAAAGTGAGATCTGTTTTTCAAATCTCACTTTTGTTGTGTTAATAGACTAGTATTGTAAAAAACAACATAAAGAAATCAAATTTAAAGAAACTTTATTGTTGTTTCGAATAAATAATTAAAATAATCTATATAAAATGGCTGGATTACCACATTGGAATAATTCGCAAGCTGCGACTAATTATTACGAACCGATCTTTAAAAATCAGTTTGAAGTTATAATTACACCACCTAGTGCGATTACAGATAATGTTGAACTATTAGTAGAACAAGTAAAAACTATATCAGGTCTTCCTGAATTGTTTACTAAAGGAGCAACAACACAGGGTTACAAATTTGCTAAACGCGCATTTGCTGACGGTGTACCTAACGATACACTAACTACCTTGACTATCAAATTCGAAGTTAACCTTAACGACGAGAACAATATGTATGTTTATAATACATTAAGAGGATGGGGAGATTTAATATATGATCCACTTAACGGTAGACAAGGATTAAAGAAAGACTACGTTGGAGAAATCGCAGTTTTTATATTCAATAAGGCTGGAGATATATTCAGAGAATTCAAATTCAAACCTGCATTCTTAGCAGAACCACTTAATGCAATGGATCTTGATTATATGGCTACTGGCACAACTGGTATCTACACATTAGATGCTAAGTTTATTTGTGATACTTACACGGAAACTAGAGTTGGTCAAATCAACATATAAAAATAATCATTAATAATAATGGAAATATTTGACGTTAAAAGAAAAGATGTCCATAACTTTGATGATTTTATGGATTTAAAAAAGCCAGCATTTGGTGGACCTTCATCAGGTATGCTATTGAAAGATGGTAAAGGTAAATACGTAAATAAGGATAGAAAACTAAAGGAATATCAGCGAACGGTAGATAGACACGATTCTAATAATCTTTTCAATAATCAAGTGTACGACCCAACGTATAAAGCTATGGGTGGAGATAGATCAACACACGTAGACGGTACGAATCCTTATGATTATAAGGACCCTTACGAAACAATGGGTATTCCAGTAGTTGTTAAAAATGATAAAACAAACGAACATAAGTGTAATACAAGTTTTGCAGGTTTTGTATTAGAGTCAGACCATCAAGTGAGAGATTACGTTCCATCTCAACTCGAAAGTGACGACGACGATTGTAAGTGTGACGACGACTGTGAGTGTAAAAAGTGTTCTTCTAAAAATTAAGATATTAGAAGATGGAAATGTTGAGTGTATTAATACCCGTACTTACAACATTAATAGGAGCTGGCACTACTCTTATTGTTATATGGTATAAGAATAAGCTTGATACAGATAAGAATAACTTGGAAATATGTCAAGTTTCTGAATGTATATTAGAAGACACGGCAGTTCTTGAAAAACTAAAGGAGGTATTAGATTTGACTCATTCAGATCGAATATGCATATTTTCATTTCATAATGGTGGATATTATTACTCAGGTAAGTCTATGCAGAAAATGTCAATGTCGTATGAACAAGTAGATAACGGAGTATCTAGCATACAACTTAGTAAGCAAGATATACCTGTTTCGGCATGCATGACTACTCTACAGCCATTGATGTTAAATGGAGAATTTTGGAGTGCAGATACTAAACAATATCCTGAAGGTTTGTGTAAATATCATTTATTAGAGGATGGTGTTAAGTCAACTTACTACTGGCCTATTATAGATATAAACAACAACGCGATAGGAATGTTAAGACTTGATTATGTTAAAAGGAAAACTAAACTAGCATCTGAAGATCAAGCATCACTTGAATTACTATCTAAGCAGCTTCCAGGATACTTAACAAAATATAAGGTAGATAGCTAACAGATATTAAAGATTAACAATATTTAATTGTTTTATCCTATCTAATCCCTCGTTATCAAATTCCTTTGGCTCAATTAGGGTATATTCAAAATTTATTGGATGGTATTCATTTTCAATAAATTGAATTGCATTCTCGATTAAAGTAATAGATAAATTAGAATTTAAATATATAATATTATTATACTTCTTATTTTTAATGTAAATTGCTTTATCTAATAATTTCTTAATTTCATAGTTTATCAAAAAAGATTGAACCTTGTTTGGAACTATGAATTTTGAATTAAACCTATCCTTAATAATCTTATTCACGTTTAGAATGTAATCTTCTTTGCTTTTTTTTAGATAAACAGAGGTGAAAGATCTAAATTCTCTGATGAAAATTATCCTAAGTGTTCTATCTTCAGTTTTTATTTCTTCTTCCTCCATGTTAGTAGTCAAATTGTTCTATGATTATGCCAGATTCCTTAAGAATGGATAGCCCTGATACATCTCTATATTTGTCTTTGTAAAATACTCGTTTTATTCCAGTTTGTATTATAAGTTTACAACATTCTTTACATGGAGATAATGTTACATATAATGTGGATCCATCTGCGTTGCCAGAATAGTTTTTTGCTAATTTAGTTATAGCATTAGCCTCAGCGTGTAAAACGTACCAGTTTGAATTACCATCTGCATTTTCACAATCATTTGAGAATCCGCTAGGGGTTCCATTGTATCCATCAGATATAATCATTTGATCTTTTACGATAAGCGCTCCTACTTTCTTTCTATTACAACACGAGTTTCCTGCCCATTCGCTTGCCATTTTTAGATAGATCGAATGTTTCTTTAATTCCTTAGCGTTCATTTTTATTCTTATTAAGTGTTGATAATACTTTACCAGGCATTAGGCATGCAAATATTATAACTATTGCAACCCATTGAATAAATGTGATTTCTATATTAACTAATTCAAATAGAAAAAGTCTATATGTACCGAAGCAAATAGCGGCCAGTGCCGCTTGTCCCATACTCCATGATAAAATTGCTCTTACTTTTCTACCGAGTATTGTACTATATGATAACTTCATCTCTTATATTATTTTGTATCCAATTATAAACATCATCTGTAACTACTTCATTGTTTGAATCATAATGTGACTCAAGTAACCGTAAATCACTTGAAGGTTTACCGTTTTCAGATATTAGATTAATCCCTATATGTGGAAAGCTAACGGGGATGAATGGAAGATCAATCATATCTTTTACTAAATCAAAATGTCTTTCATATATGTGATAGGAATCAGTAACGTGTGTATATGATCCTAGTGTCAAGTTAGGATATTCATACTTTAAATGATTTAACATTTGTTGTTGTAATAAAGTAAAGAAGGCGATATCAGTAGGTGTTCCCAGGATTGCGTCATTACTTCTCATGTTAATATTTAATAATAACTTATTATCTCTAATGTGAAATATCCCATACATTGTGCAGACAAAATCTTTGCTATCGAAATGCTGATGCTCAGGTAGGTTGAAGTGCATTACTGCCTGTCTCGTGTCTTTGTCTTTTAATAGCGAGTTTAATGCCCATTCATATTGAGTGGTTCCATATCTATTTTTCTTGTTAAACAGCAGGTTTCCATATGATGAATTAATAGATCCGTCTTCATTTTGGATTGCTTTCCAGAATCCTGCGTATTTACTAATGAATTCAACATCATCTCTACCTAAGAAATACCAAAGCAATTCAGCGGCTATATATTTATACTGAGACGATCTTCTATCATTATTATAAATTGAAGATATAGGATCTGAAAATTCAAGTGCAACCTTTAAGTTTTCCTTAACAGCAAGATCCCTAGGTCGAGTTTCATATTGGGCATTATTATACAAGTCAATTAGACTGTCTTTATATACTTCTGCGAATGTTTCTCCTTTGAATACTTTCATGTACTACGTTATTTGTTATTTTATACTAGTTTACCACCGCTGGTTCTTGCTCTTGTCTAATATTAGATGATACGGTCATCTCTGAAAAGTGACTTGGCATCGTTACTGATATACGTTGGTCAAAGAATTCCTCTGGAAGAGTCTCATGTGAAACGACGAAGATTGTCATTTTATACTTATCGGCATATTCTCTAAGAATCTCAATTGATTTATAAACGTTTTTCTTATCTAGTCCTGAGAATATTTCATCTAAGAACATTACGTTCATATTATTGTGTTTTAACTTAATTAATTCAATGAATGATAGTAATACAATTAGATTCATTTTCTTGCGTTGACCTGTTGATAAACTCTCAGGTGATATATCCATTCCTAAATATCTAATAAGAGGATTGAAGTCACTATCAAATTCGAAATTGAATTTGAACTCTAATCTATCACATAATTCAGAAATTCTATTATTAAGTAACGGAATAACTCTATCAATCAATACTTTCTTGATTCCTCCATCAGATAATACTTCATCTAGCATTCCATATAGTTCTAGATTATCCTCGTACTGCTTAGAGTCAATCTCTGACTCTGAAATATCAGCCTTGATAGTATCTATGATTTTCTGAATAGATTCCTCCTGGTTATCAGGTTTAGTTGCATTGGACGCTATTAATTCCTTTTCTAGTGCAGCTATTTCACCATTAATCTTATAGAATATGTCTTTTTCAACATCTTGATCCTTGGTCAGATCGTGTATTAGATTTATAGCAGTCTGTTGATTTTTTCTGATCTTTTCAAGCAATATGTCCTCTGCTAGTTTCTTTTCTTCAATTGACGTTTTAATTCGCTGAGCAGTGTCACCAGTAAGATCACTTAAACAGTGTGGACATTGATTATTTTCAAAAATAGTCAGCTTTTTGTCAAATTCTGTAATTCTAGCATTACAGTTAGCCGATGCCTGTCTAAATTCAGTAGCCTTAGCTGTAATTCCAGCAATTTTGTTCTTTATTGTATCATATTGTGCTTTATGTAAATTCTTTACTGTAGTTTTAGTAGTAATATCTTCATTTATCTCATTAGATCTATCAACTACTGCTTCTTCGATCTTTTCTCTAAGCGCAGTAAGTTGTGATAGTGAAGAATCTAGTAATGTATTGTTCTTAATGATAGTTGAGTCAATTATATCTAAGCTTTTTTGATTCTCCTTAAGATCTCCCTTAATATTAGCTCGCATATCAGTTAGAAGATCAATACCAAACATAGGATCGACTATTTTTCTCTTATCTGCTGCACTTAAGTTTACAAATGACTTGAAATCATCAAATGATAGACTTATTGTGTTACAGAATATTGGAAAATTAAGATTTAACAATTCAGACTCTACAAATTCATCTATTTTTCTCTTATCTGGAAGATTATATGGAGATCCATTCACCTGTATTGAACTGAAGTTGGGATCTATTCCCCGTTCGATAATTACCCTATCTCCTTTCGAGGTTTCAAACTCATTATAAGTATAGGCATTCTTATTTATCCAATTTGGAATATCCTTCATCTTACGAATCGCAGATTTACCATATGCAGATACGGTTAATGCTTCTTTAATAGAACTTTTACCTGCACCATTCTCTCCGGTTACTAATACTAATTGAGGTTCAGTACTGAACACATATTCCTGTAGATCATTACCATACGATATCAGGTTCTTCCACATAAATTTTATAAACTTCATTATTCGTAGTAGTTTTTTGCGTTCTTAATATTGTCATGTACTTCTTTGAATTTAGCTGATACCTTTGCAGATAAATTAGAAGGGATTTCTCTATTCTTCATATAGATTTGTAATACTTCAAAAATATTATATTCATATGACTCGTCTAATACGATATCATCGTCTGAATCATTGTCAGATTTATAAGGATAAAATTCAATTAATCTATGTCCACTATCCTTAACTAGTTCTACGAATTGAGTAATTGGAAATACTTTAGCTAACTCACTCGATATTAAAATGTCGACGAAGTTATTGTTGAACATTTCCTTAACTTCTGATAAACTTTTGTTAAGTATATCATCTGCTTTATATTTAACAAACCTAGGAGATACGGTGTTTTCGATGAACTCCTCAATTATATCAGGACCCTCTACGTTAAGTTTATAGTATCCTTTAATGTTCCCGTGATCTCCTCTATCTAGTTGATAAGGAGTTCCCAGATACGTCATATTCTCATATTCTTGTCTTATATGAATATGACCAGACCATATCTTCTTAAAAGATTTAAGTTCGTTTTTATGTAGACCATGTTCAAGTTTAACCCATTTATTAAGTCTAAAATCCTTGATGTCAGCATGACATACAATATAGTCTGCCTTGCCTATGTATGAAGCTACCTTTCTAGATAATTGTTCAAAGTCATGTTCCCATGGAAGCATAAGCATTTTATGTATTCCATTTATATTTAGAACGCTAGGCTGTTCATGAACAAAAATGTTATTGTAAATTGCAGGAATGTCTTTTAATGAGTGTACGTCTGTTCTGTCTTTGTAATAAACATCATGATTTCCTAGAATAATATGAACTCCACGTTTAAATGTTTCGTCGAATATTTCGAATATTTCACGAGATCTATCGGCGATACGAATGTTACTAGATTCCCTAACGTGGTTCCAATCGCCTGCTTGAATTATGGCATCATGTTTAGGATCGAATCCATCTGCTATGATTTTAGGTATGAACCAATCAATTAGAAATTCTCTTTGGATATCAAACCATTCGTTTGAATTATTCCTTACTCCGATGTGTAAATCTCCAAGTAAGTAAATGTTTCTAATGTTGTCTAAATTCATATTAATGCATCTTTCGTTTATTCATTTTTCCTTCTAAAAATCCGTACTTCTTATTTAATTCCTCGACTAATTGAGCTTGAATTTCAACATCTAAACTATCAAATATTTTTCTGTAATCCTTAATTTGATCACTTGAGTTAATGTTTATAATAGAAGATAATGCTTCTAGCACGTATATTGGATTATAAAACTGTTCCTCGTATTCTTCAGATTCCATCAATGTTAAAATCTTACTAAAGCTCCAGTTAATTTCATCTTTTGATAATTTAAGCTTAGTATTGCTATCAAGTTTGTGTAACATGCTCCTAAGATCTTTATCTGTTTCAATTAATTCGAATATTTTAGTTACTCCAATGTTATAATCTAGTGTTTCCTCGTATTCATATACGTCCTTTAAATATTTGTCAGCGTAATTTGAATTTACAGTAATTGAAGATTGATATCGATATTCATCGTCTTCTCGTAATCCCTCGCCTGCTTTATATCCGTTGTTAAATATTTTATCTTCGCGTCTCTTTTTACTTAATTCTTTTTCTTTCTTTTTATCTTTATCATCTGACATTGTTTAATGATTATTTTATATCTGGTCGAATAATGTAGTGTAATCTGCATCACTCATTGTTGTAGCAGGAGGTAGTGCATCAGTATTGTTAGTTAATACGGCTATGTCAGTAGATACAGGAGATTGAATTTCTCTCATTTCTTGCCTAACTTCATCAGCAATCATATTTGCGTTATCATCATCACTGTAATATTCGCTGTTCATTCCGATTTCTTCCTCTAATCTGAAATGATCTTTATTCATTGCATAGAACTTATAGCTTTCTTCGTATCCATTATCACGATTTGCAATAACTTTAATTTTCATTCTTCCTTCAAGCGGACTTCTCATTAATCCGTATAAAGCATCAACTGTGTGAACTAAACCAAATGATTCAGCAACTGAGTCCATTCCTAGATCAAAGTTGTCTACATCATCTCTTCTAATTTGTGTTGCAGAAATAACGCACCATTCATTTCTCATCGCTACTCCTCTAAGTTCTTCACATATACATTTAACTTTCTCATATAGACCAGCTTGATCTTTGATAGGTTTAAGTAAATTCAAGTAATCTACCACAATAACTTTGAATTTCTTATTAAGTTTTGTTTCTAATCTAAGGAAGTAGTTTTCTATATCAATAGCAGTTGCTCCTCCAGTAGGAAATTCAACTACTTCTAAATGTCCAATTTCTTTTCCTGAATCCTTAAGTTCTTGAATTTTATCAGCAACCATTCCCATTTGAGTGTCGTCATTGATATTTTCATAATCATCTTTTTTAATGTTTAATATATTAGAACCAATCCGTTTCATGTATGATCTATCAGCTAACTCAACTGTTACTAATCCAGTGTTATTTCCAGCTAAGAACGACCTAGCGGCACAGTTTCCAAGTACCATAGATTTACCGACCTTAGGTCTTCCTTGGAATACTACTAACGTTTTAAGGTTCCATCCTCCACCTTGTGTCTTATTAATAAACTCGAATCCAGAAGGAGTTCCAACCTTTGCAATTTGAATATGTGATTTAGGGTCTAAGAAGTTTAGTCCCTGTCCGGCATTACTAAAACTCACAGATAATTTACCATTCATATCATTTCTGATCTTGTCGGTAATTTCATCAATATTGTCTGGGTTAATGGCTGCGGTTTTTAAATAGGCTATTATATCAAACATTGTAATATTCAGATTCCTAAGCAAGGTAAATGCCTTTACATATTTGTATAGATAGTCGTAACTATAATCCTTTAGATTAAAAAAGAATAACTCGTCAAACTTTTCGTCATCTAAGAAATAGTTATTCAATACTAAGAAACTTTTAAGCTCAGTTCTATTTGGAATTTTAGCATACTGCTTGAAGAATTTAAGTGCGAATTTATATACTTCCATTCGAGTTTCATCATTAAAGTACTTTGGAAAAAGCATCGTAATTAATTCCTCACGAGATAGCGAAGCATGATTATGAGGTTTTAATTCGTTCATGTCATTATCCGGATTTAGAACGAAGTTCCATACCATTGTCTCTAATGAGTCTATATTTTCAGTAAAATCTATCATTTAATTTACATTATAAAAATTGGTGAGCATTGTTTCAGTTATATACATTGATTTATTTTTAGGTTCTATCCAGTTATCAGCAATCATTTTCTTTATACTATCAATTGCGTATGATTTGAATGTCTCTTCTTTCAGCATATCCCCAAATACATATTTCAATGTTTTTGAGGTAAACTTAAGAGTATCAAAGGAAAGTTCCTTGCTTTCATTAGATTCTATATCCGATACAACATACTTAATCAGCTCAAATGCAATGGAGTCCTTGTCTAAAAAGGACTCCATTAAATGCATATTGAGGTGGTATTTTAATTTGGTAGATTCTTTAATCTTCAGATTCATCCTCGTCCTCCATTTGTAATTCAATCATTTCAGCAGCTTCTACATCAGCTAGTGAACTGTATTTAAATTTAGGTTGTATGACGTTTTTATCTAATTCATCGATCACAGCGTCAGTAAATACTCGATCGGTAAATATCTCTCTCCAAGGTACAATATCTCCGTTAAACTTGATGATAAAGTTACGAGCTGCCGATTTCGGTAAGAAATAGAATTTTTCTCCGTCTACTTCAAATGGAGAGCATGCTTCTGATTCTGCTCCTTTAAGTTTAGCGAATTCCTTTTCAGTAAGTTTATTACCTCTTTCAACTCCACAATTATCCCATGATAAATAGTCCTGTAATCCAACATATGGATTCATACCTTTGTGGAATGAAATATGGATTTCTATTTTCTCTGGCTTAGCTAGCCGATTCTTATCTGTGGTGCTTCTAACTTTTACTCCAGTTTTTTCTTTTGCATCTCCACCAGAAGCAGATACGTCATCTTCTGCTTTTAAGGTTCCTTTAGAAAGCATCATAACAACCGAAGCAGAATATAAAGGACCTGATCCTCCACTCATTGCCTTAGGGTTATATTTGTCCATACTAGAATAAGTATGTGAAGTAAAAATCAACGGTATTTTAAGGTTTGATAAATCCAAAGTCATTGACTTGAATAATTGTCTAAGTTCCTTAGCTCTTAGTCCCATATCTTGAGCGTTACTTCCCTTGGCTATATCTTCAATCTCTTTATTAGTTTCAAGATGAGTAAGTGAGTCTACAATTATCATGATTTTTAAATCAGGATTTTCTTCTTTCATCTTGATAATATCATAGATGTAGAATTTAACTTCTGAGATTATACCGATCCTTTTATAGTTCAGCATATCCATATTAATTCCGAAGTTAACGAAATCCTTTTTATCTAATGCTCCCTCTGTATCCACATAGAATACAGCGTAATCCATATTTTGAGCATTTTTAATTGCGTTAAGACAAAGAAAGGTTTTTCCTGTTCCCGAGTCTCCTCCGATACCTAAGCTTCTTGCATTTGGGTATCCTCCTCTAAGTGATCCTGACATTTGAGCATTTAACAAAAAGTTCCCAGTTGGAATAAATTCCGTAACATCTGAAAATCCTTTAAGCTTTACTCTACTTTTGGTGGTCTTCTCTAACTTATTGTTGAAGTTAGCAAAGGCCGAGATTAAATCTTTAGTTTTTGACATAGTTCTTCTTTTTTACAAGTATTATACTATGGAAAACCCATTAGTTTTTACTAATCGATGTATGAAATTAATAGAAGTGCGGCTGACATACATAAAGAGTCTTCTATATCCCCTTTAAGTACTCTTGTGAGTTTAACTTTATCTAAACTGTAAAGTTTTTTGTCTAATTCATCATCGGATAAATCTAATTTGAATCCATTTAAATCCTTTGAATGATTGTCGAGATTTAATCCGTAACATTTATATGTTTTTGAAAATGGTAAATTATGTTTGATATTTCCTAGTAGGTACATATCGTTTACGTCAGCGCTTACCCCAAGCTCACCATTAATTATATTATCCAGTTCCTCAAATATTGTATCTGATTCATCTTTGAAATCTGAAGTAATACAAGTATGACCCTGTTCATTTGACAAGTAGTCCATGTATTTTGCTAGATACACGTTTTTTATTTTACCGCCGTCCGTGTCGAATGGAATTAAGCATATTCCTTCTTTGTCGCAAACTACTCTTCGTAAGTTGGAATTTCCATCACTTAATGAAAGTACCTTATACTTACCATCTTGGTATTCTTCAGTTGATTTGAATTCTCTATTTTTTGGTTTCATCTACTTCAGTTAATTGAACTTCGGCAGCAACTCGTTTTGTTGCTTTCTTAGTTGAAGGATTAGGATCTAACATCTTCTGCATGGATTCCAATACTACAGTATTATTTATCAGTGAATTTACGTATTTAGACAGCTGATCTAGGAATACTTCCTTGTTCTCTGCATTAGAGTACATCATCTTAAGAAGTTTTTTATCTGGGATCTTAATATTCATCTTCAAGGTAATTTCAGTTTCATCTGAATTAAACATCGCGAACGGATTTATTACCGGTTCAGGAGCCACTTGAGCGGCGGCTGGAGTCTGAACAGTGGCTCCAGAAATAGGCCGACCAGTCGCTGGATCAAATCCTGACGCGACCGGAGCGGCATTTATTTCTCTTGCCGCAATAACTTCTCCATTAGGAAGTGGAGTCTCTGGAATTACAGTAGACGGTGCGGGCTTACTTATCGAATTTACCTCTGATGTAGTTAATGGCTGCATGTCTCCAGTTATCATCATTAATTTATTATTAAGATCCTTTGCTGGCACTTTAGAACCGTCATCAAAGTGAACTGTTCCTCTCATGTCAACGTCTCTAACCTTAACTACTTTTCCCATTAATTCAGGACGTGGAGTTTTAATCCATTGAAATGTCTGTCCTCCGAAGTTCTGTTTATAACTAATTAATTGTTCTTCTGATATCATATCTTTTTTATTTTTTTGTAGAAGCCGTTTTATCCAATTTGGTATTTTCATAAGTATAAGGATTTTTAAATGTAGAATCTGATGTCCATATTTGAGAATGATTTATTTTAACAGTAAAGGTATTCTCGCTGAATAGTTTTCCAAGTTCTTCCTTCATTTGAAGTAATTGAACCTCATCTATTACGTCTTTATCTTTAATAAAGGACATGAGCCATTTTAAATATTCATCTGTGTTTATATTCATGTTTTCTTTCTATCAAATTTAAGATCTTTAATTTCTTCCTGAGCTTCGATTCTAGCATTATATAATCTTTCTAGTATTACACGTGCAACTGAATCCTTTTGACTATCAAATAGTGTATTATTCTTAGTTGTAATCTCAGTTCCATTAGTCTTGATCATTCCCATCTTTCCAAGATAAGTATCAGGAGAACAGTTGAATTGCATTTGAATATTAGGGTACATTGATTTAAAATCGTAGCAACTAATATATTTATAATATCCAGGAACTGGGGGCATTACATATGCTCCTTCATAAGTTGCATCTTCTTCCTCTGATTTTCCTTTCCATCCCTTCTTAAGCATTTTCTGATTTTTGCCTAGAAATTCTCTACACATTAAAACCTCAGTGATATGAACTGGGCTAAAAATCTTGTTGACTTCTACTTGGGCAACGTTTGCTACTGAGAATGCAACATCCATCATTCCAAATTTGTCCTCGATTAATTTAACAAGTAAATTATCTATTACGTTATACATTGTAAACATATAAACATCTTTTTGAAATTCCCTAAATGATTTGTAAGGATGTTTGAGTTTTGATGTATTCAATGCTTTATTTGAAATGTAATCAAGAGTATAATTCTCAACTACTTTATATGGCTTATATCCTGGATCAATAAACAATTGCATGTAATCAACTATTCCGAGATGGGTAGGTAGCTTATGTCTTTTAGAAAAGGTTTTCCTAGAAGTCATCTTATCTAGAGTATCTAGTCCGATCTTAGATCCTCTATTCATTAGATATTGCCAATCGAAATCAATTACGTTCCATCCGGTTAAAAATGATTGCTGTGGAGCAACTTTATGAAAGTAAAACTCCATTAATTCCTTTTCAGTTTCAAAGAACATATGCTTGATTTTGAAATCTTGCATTAATATCTTTTTATCCTTTGGATCGTGAGGAACTGTTTCCTTGAAGTACTTATTTACTTCTTTTTCCATTTTAACTATTTCTTCTTTAGATAATCCATTTGGATGCTCTTCTGATTTCATGATAGATAATACGTAACTTACTCCATCTTCATTACAAAATGAAATCATTCCGACGGGCATTTCAGCTTTTTCCGGAGCAGGAAATTCATCGCTTGTTAACAAAATCTCAATATCTATATAGTCTTTTTTAGGAAAGTTGTCAAAATTATACAGTAATCCCTTTTCCTCAGGTGTTAGCTTTTCTAGAATCAACTCTTCGAGTCGGCTTCGAGTCAGCCACTTTGGATCTGATAATTCCTGCTTAATATTGGTACCATCCCAGTTTTTATATTGTGACGGTTTATTATGCTCGACCCAATTAAAGATCTCATGTTCAGCAAGTCTCTTTCGTATGTATGCAATTTTTCCTTCTGCATCATAATAAGAAATCATTAAAATATTTTCTTGCACTTCTACTCCTATAATCATCTATTAAAATTTAGGTATAAACATTTCATTTATGTGGTTACATGCTGCACATACGACAACCGGTACCGGCGTAACTTGATCTTGAGCAGCTCCTGTTAAGAATTTAGAAACTTTCTTAAGTATGATCTTTTCTTCAAACACTTTGCATCCGCATCCTTCTGCTTCACACATAATGTCTTCGGCATCATTTAAATTTACTTTTGTTTGTGGTTGACCAGGTTCTCCACCTGGATTTGCGTGACCTGATGGTTTCAAGTCGTCTTGTCCTTCTACGTGCATTATATTTTTAATTTTTTTGATGATATGCTTTTAATATTGGAATATTTCCCAGGGCGGTGATGGCTGGGTTTTTATATTCTATTTTAGAAAATACCTCTTCTTTTAATAGTTTTTCCTTTTTCATAATCATATCATTTTTACAATATTGTACAGGAATACTCGAATTAGAAGCAAACTTTGTACAGTTAATTATTTTCTTATACTGAATATATACCGATAGGATCTCCACTTTAGCATATTTTTTAGGTTTATTGTAAAAATGATTGAATAAATAATAAAAAATATCTTTGAAAATGGCCGAAAGAAGGATCAATTTAAATAACTATAAGTCAAGCGGCGTTTATACCGTTGAAATAGATGAAAGCGCTAACGTAGCTCTTCCACTAACATCAGGAAGACTAGTAGTAGGTTCAAGTAGAGTTGGACCGTTCAACACAATCGTTTTAGTTAACGATCTTAGAACTCTTAAAGCAGTATACGGGGAAATAGACCCAAAACTGGAAAAAGCTGGTGGATTTTTTCACCGATCAATTGAAGTAGCACTTAGAGAAGGACCGGTATTTGCGTTAAACGTAATGCCACTTGATACCGAAGCGGATAATACACTTAATTTAGATCAGGCTTATTTTACTACGTTTAATACTGAATCATCAGCAAATAACGAGGATGGCAACCCTATCCAAAATAAAATTATAGATTTCTTTAACAAACAGAGACTATGGTTTGCAGATGCAGAGCAATTAAACAGAACTAAAAATCTTTCACTTGGTGACGATTTCGTTACTAACCCAGGAGGATTAGGAATGGTATCAATCGCATCTAATAAAATACTATCATTTGTAAATACTGGTAAAACTAATAGTACAGTATGGGTACGTAAAGCAGAAACAACAGGTTTCGATGTTACGGCTAAAGAATGGTACAATACAGTTGGAGGTGGAAAAGATATCGAATTCCCTTCATTTGTACATCCGGATGATTTTATATCAGATTACATGGTTGAAACAATGATTGTAACTGGAGATTGGACTAACTACTTAAAGTTGTCTAAGGATCCGATTTACAAACAATTCTTCGATGCATCTGGTTTAATTCAAGGAAAATCGGCTGATTTCTTTGCATTACGTGAAATCAAAGTAATCAGCAGAGTAATTGGATGTTTAATTCCAAACTTTATTGATCAATCAGGAAATTCAATTTCAATCGATAGATTAGTTAACAGATTATTTCCAACAACTGGAATAATGGCAGCACTAGATGTTGATAAATTAGATCTTGTTGATTTAGAAAACGATACATTTAACGATATGGAGGTAGATACTCATAGAGTTGATATAGTTGGTCACGGATACGACGAATTAGCGTTTACTGCCGATGACGGTGGATTTGATAGCAATGGAACAACTGCAGTTGCAGCTACTCCATTAATTGATACAATTAGCTATTGTCAACCATCTGATGATATTTTAGTATTTAATATCCCAACTGGAAATAGTATAGCTCAAGCAACATTTGATGCAACGACCGGGGTAGCATTAGGAGAAACGTTTAATATTAACGATGCAACTAATGAATATTTAATTGCAATGGATGATTCTAAATTATACGAAGCATATCTAAAGGGATTTATTAGAAACGGAGATGTTATCTCTGATGCAGGTAATGATTATTATATAAAAATTGACGATGAATTAATTATTACAGTTGGCGCAAACGACTTAAAATATATTAAGTTATACGTTTATTCTGATATTTCTTTATTGAATGCAACCGACGTAAATTATTACGCTGGTACTTCAGGAGGAGATTATATTAAAATCACTCCAACAAGTGGTGATAACTTCAAAAGAACATTTGATCTTACTGATACTGCTTATTTTAGCGATTATTCTGTAACTCAACCTAACGTTCTTACAATTGGAGTTAATACAACACCAGCTCAAAAGGCGATAACTGATGAGTTCATCAAAGTAAATCACTATATTAAAGCTAGAACGGCGACGACGGGAACTAGAGCAAGATTACTGAAAATTATATCAGTAACTTCTACAGTTGACTTAACTTCTCCGGGTAGAACTGAATATGTTGTTACTACGATGGCACCATCTGTTGATGAAGTAATAGGAATAGATGCTACTGGAAACGAGATTCAAGTTTACAAGGGTATTGATAACTATGTTACTGAAATTAGAGGACAATACTTAAAGGGATTCAAAGTCAGAGAAGCTTTATTACCAAATAAAACTGCGGCTAGACAATCTGATATATTAAGTTACCTATTTGATTACACTTCAATTCCTCAAGCACTTGCTGGAAAAGAAGTAATAGACTTTAGATATGTTGTAGATACATACGAGGGAGAAATATCTTCTTCTAGTAAGTATTACTTATCTAAAATCTGTGCTCTACACGGTCAATCTATGGCGTTATTAAATGCACCATCGATTAAACAATTTGAGCAATCGGTAGATCCTAGTTTTATTGATACAACTAATAAATTATTAGCAGCTAGACATATTGCAACTGGAGGAGATTTAGGTTTAAATCCAAGCTTCACGTTTAAATTTGCTGAAGAAGACGTAAATGGAGTTCCATTAGCATCTTACTCAATGTTTAACTTCCCTAATTTAATTGTTAGAAATGGAAACAGAAACATCTCTGTTCCACCAGCCGCTTACATCTCTAACTTGTATGTTAGAAAGTTTAAAAATGGACAACCATTCTTAATCGTAGCCGGTGGAAAAAGAGGAGTTATTACTGATCCAGAATTAGTTGGAGTAGAATATGAATTAACCGATGAGGATAGAGATTATTTAGAACCAATTGGACATAACTTAATTGTTAAGAGAAGAGGATTTGGAACCTTGTTATTTTCTAATAACACGGCATACCAAAGAATTAACTCAGCACTTAATAATGCTCACGTTAGAGATAATCTTTCTACTATTGAAAGAGATCTTGCTAGAATCTTATTCAACTTCTTATTCGATTTTAACGATGAAATTACAAGACTAAGAGTTAGAACTATTGTTGAAAATTACTTAGATGCAGTTGTTAATGCAAGAGGATTAAGCGGTTACGCTGTAACATTCGATTCATCAAACAACGGTGCAGAAGTTTTAGAGAACAATGCAGCTATCATCGATGTTGAAGTTGATTTCCCAAGAGGAATACACAAATTCATCAATAGAATTACAATCACTAGAGTTGGTGGAGGTTTAAGTTCAGAATCTACTGGATTTACACCGTCATTCTAATAAAAATAATTTAACAAGAGAATGAAAAATATAAGATATATTAAAACGCTATCAGAAAAGCTGAACGAACAAGAGTTTCATACTCAAAAATCTCCAGAAGCTTCTAAAAAAGGAAAATGGCCAACTAAAGATGGGAAAAGGCCCGGATATGAAAGATTTAAGGACGACGACGGTGCTGAAGGATGGAGAAAAGACGGATCAGGTGGATCAGACGAATCACATCAAACTTCTATAGAGTTATCACAGGTATTAAAGAAAGCATTTGATAATGGAACCATTACACAAAGTCAATGGGATTCTGCAACTGATATCCTTAATATAGATTTTTATTAAACATAACTTAACAAGAAAATAAAAAAGACCAATCTTACGGGATTGGTCTTTTTTTTGAGTTAAATTACAAGGTAAACAAATGTTTATGCCCATTTTATCCGGTTTTACGGAATCTTCCTTGCTGGAACTTTTTACTCTGTAATTTATTCGTATTCTTCTAGTTCAAGATCGTCAATATCATCTATGATTGCCATAATCTCGTTTGACATAATCATATAATGTTTCTCTTTCTTGTACGTGAGTTCAGCTCCTGCAAATCTATTGCATAATACCATATCTCCAGGTTTAACTACCATGTCATTATGGTGAGTTCCATCACCACAAGCTACGACAATTCCGATATTAGGTCTCTTTACTGCTGCCGCTGGTAGCATAATTCCACCTTCAGTGGTTGTGTCTTTTTCGTTTGGCCTAATTAGCACTCTTTCGTATAACGGTTTCATATCAATGATGGGTTATTTTTTAAGTTGGTAAAACTCTTAAATCTAAATTTAGTAAAATCAGAGGGTTTAATACTCTCACTCAGGATATTCTGGATTGACTTAGGGAACATCCTAGACGAAAGTCTAATGATCCTAGAGTTAAATAAGAAGTGTTTCCTGGTGTCCTTTAATTTATCTATATCGTTTACTTTATTGAGTATACTTATATTTTTAACTACATAGTTGATAAAGGTTTCGTTTAAATCATCTAAAAGATCAATTGATGAATTTCCATAATCTTCTCTAATCATATCGATTAGTTTCATGGTTTTAATTGGAGTCATTTTGTCCATTTTAGGTATATTGTCTTTCTTATCTCCTCTAAATATTTTAGTGAAAATCTCAAGAACTGGATCTATTACATATTCAACATAATCTCGGTCTTTAAGAACTGAGATAGTTTTAGTAATGGTAGGGGTAGCTACATGAGATTCATTTAAAGAAAAGAAATTATCCTCTTCATCTTCCGCAAAGTCCGGGTTGAAGTCAGCTGGTATACATAATTTCTTATGCTTACGCTGTTGCTTAGGATAAATGACAATAACATTTTTGCCCGCAGAATAAGTTAACTGTTGGATATCGCCATCTACTGTGTATATTAAAATATCAGTATTTAGTATCTCACATAAATATGCAAGAATATCATCTCCTTCAGTTCCTTGTATTCTGTAGTAATTAACTCCACATTTTTCAACTAAGTGAGGGACTATTTCTTTTTGGAAATAATCAAAGAATAGATACATATGAGGATCTCGTTTACGGTTACCTTTATATTTAAATTCATCAGGAGATGCAGTTGAATCTCCAAGGGTACCGCTTTCAAAGAATTTCACAATGAAGTCTTTTCTCCAACTCCTAGAATCAAATGCTAAATGCACCCGAGAGATATTAGATCCGACGGGTGCTATTAGTGAGTTGAAATAATTTAAACAAAAATTTCTAAATTGGATTTTAACTTGTTCTTTTAGGATGTGTCCACCTTCATTAAATACATCATCAACATAATACTTGTTCCCTAAAGACTTATCCTTAAAGACCATTGATCGTGCTACGCTAATCGCTACATTTAAATAGGCGTTTCCATCTACAACGAAGTCCATTTCATTTATGAATTAGTAGGAGGTGTTGCAGATTTCTTTATTGTCTTAATTGCTTTTGCAACTAATTCAGACTCATCAAGATTTAATAACCCTTTAGACTGACCATAGTTAGCATTAGCTATAAGTACAAATAAAGCTTGATTAGTATCCATCTTAGATAAGAAAGATTCGTAATCTTCCTCATTTGTATAAGAAATAGTTCCTAACAAAACATTTCGGTTTTCATCAGCTGTTGCAGTTTGCGCTGCGGTTGGAGCATCAACTACTTCTGTAGCAGTTACTTCTTTTGTTGTTTTTTGCTTTTTCATAATTATAAATTATTTTTTTATTATTTATTACATGTCGTCGAACAATGCGTCGTACTCGTCTTTCTCCTCCGTTGCTTGTCCACTTGCACTAACCGGCTCTAATGGATCTTCATTATTTACATGTGTCTTAACAGTTGGAGCAGGTGCAACCGGTTCAGATTTAAATTCAACCGATTCGTCGATTAAGTTTGCAGCCGGTACAGTTGGAGCAGATCCTCCGTCTAGTTTTGCTAAAATTGCAGCTTTCATGTCCGAATCTTTAGTTCTATCAAGAACCATATTAAGGACAGGACGTGGAGTAATCGTAGATACAATAGCTTCTGCTACTTTATCAAACTGTTCAGGTGTCCATGCTCTGTGGAAGTACTCATCTAATTTAGGAGTATTCTTAGTCAAGAATTCTTGAACTAATTTGATAGAGTTTTCACTGTTTTCAACGGCTACTTGCTTGTCTCCTACTTTGAATACTAATGGAGTAACGTCATCCATGAATTCACATTTTGACCAATCTCTAAATACTTTAGTCTTTTTACCTACTACACATAAGAAATCTTTACCTTTAAGTAAGTGATACGGATTAATGGATGGTTTTGGTGCAACTAACTCGTTTTCTTCAGGATTAATCTGTCCATCAATAATTGTGTTAATTTGAGAAGAGAATTTAAAGAACTTAATCTGTCCCTCTAATTCTGGTCGTTGTGGATCTTTCTTGATGTAAACTGGAGACCAGTTTGAATGCCATCTTGAAAAGGAATCTTTCAATTTTTTGTGTAATTCTGGCTCTTCTTTTTCAAGGCCTTTAATTACTCGTTCTATATCCCATAAGATAGAAGGCTTTCCAACGTTGGAAGGGCAATCTACGTAAAGGGCTTCCTTAGTTAAGGGATTCCAGAACTTAGCAGAATACTTAGTAAACTTGCTCATTGTTTTGTCGTGGATATACGGTACAAATCTGAATACAGATTTATATGATCCATTAAATGCATTTGGATCCGGGTTGTAAATGTTCGAATCCGTCTTTCGGTCAGATGTATTCTTCTTTACGAAGCTGTCATCCGGTAAATCAAAAAAGTCACTCATGATAATTATTAGTTTTTTTAGTTTTCGATAAATTATTTTATCAATATATTATACTTGTTAGTAGGTAAAGGTTTTAAGTTTTATGATAAAAAAAAGATAACCTTTCAGTTATCTTTTTTAAAATTAGTGTTAAAATAGAACGGAAGTTGAGTGAGCCTCAATAATCCCATTATTGTAAATTACTTTCCAGAGATTTCTTCTCTAAGTTCCTTAGCGCCATCTTTGATAGTAGCCATCGTTTTAGCGTTAGTTGGGTTGTGGATTGCTTTTCTAATATTTTGTAATCCTTTTCTTAATCTACCACCTGCACTTTTTACGCCTTTGTCGTAGAATTTTTCTACATCACCATTTTCCTCTAGTGCTGATAGTTCAGCATCTATTTCTGAGAAGATTGAAGCTTTTGCTTCTTCTACTGTTTCTTTAAATTTGTCAAAACTGTTCATAATATAAATTATTTTAGAATATTATACGAATAATTAAGATAAGGTTTTAAATAGAATCAATTATTTTCTTCACATTAGGACGTGAGGATGATAATTGTGAGTCGGGGTAGTTTTCTAGGGCATGTCTTAACCATAATTTAAATATATAGTCGTATTCATGCTGCGTTAATTGATTGTCCTTTAAGAACGGAGTTAGGTAATTATCAATTATTTTATCAAGAGGAACCTCTTCTGCTTGAGATCTTGCATACATTCCAGCTATCATAGATTCAATTTCATCTACTAATTGAAAGTAATCAAAACTACCATTGATTGAATCTCTAACTTTTCCTGATGTTGGTCTAACTTTAAATGGTTCTCTATTCCATCCTACTTGATTTGTATGATTTAATTCATGAGTTACAATATCTATCAATTTAAATTTAAGTTCATCATATAATTTAGGTTCCCTATCTGGATTAATTATAAATGTGAAAGTTATTTCAGGAATCATATTATCTCCTTTATTGATATTTGTATTTGCATCCATAGCAAACCCGTAATCTTTGAAGTTTATTTCTTCCCATGGTAAATCAGAGAAGTGAGAATCAGTCTCAAAATTTGGATCAGTCTCTTTTTTAACTTGTACTATTAAATCAAATGAATTGTCATCTTTATATTCAAGTTCACGAGATTCTTCATATTCATTAGTTATACTAACTTTTCGTATAACATTAATTATATCATCAGCATAACCAGAAACATTTGAGTTTCCAGACGCATCTTCGTTAATATATTCGTAGAATGATTTTACCATTAGCCTACTGTTATAAATGTAACCTCAACTATATCGGTAGTAGGTGCATTATTCTTAGGTGAGAATGTTACTTCTGTTTTAGGTTCTTGTTTTCCAATCGTTTCTGTAGTCACAGAAGCTTTGAATTTCGCAACTAGGTCTTTATCGTCTGGTGCAATTGCACTTTTTAATCCTGCGATATATTCTGCAATTGCCTTTCTTTTAACTACTGCTGCGTTATCAGAAGTTACTCCACTCAATCCTGATGTAACATGTGTGTCTAACCATTTGTTTAATTCTGATTTTGTAACAGAATATGTATCGAATCGTTTAGATGAGCTTCCGTCTGGATATTTATGTTCTCCTTCAGATTTCTTATCAATAAATATAAATGAGTAGACTGGATCAGTTGGTGCAGCTTGGGCTATTTCACCGCCGGCAGGGTCCATTCCTTCTCCGAATTCCTGTTCAGATATATAATTTGAAAAGTATTTTAAATGTTTTAACTTTTGAATCATCTTAAATTCTTTTTTATTATTTATCATAGAAAAAGCCCCCAAAGAGGGGGCTTTTATATATGGAAGTTGAAACTAACAGCGCTCCTCTGAAATTACTCGTTGGTCTGTCACCTGTGAAGGTTCAGAGTTGCTGGTGTAATCAACGGTCTCAAACCCTTTTTCCTTGTTTCCATATGTATTGTTCGTAATATAGAAGTGTTATCCAGTCGTCTTGTCGCATTATCCGCATTTAGAATTTCCACATGACATACAAGTTAAACAGCCTTCTTTGTATTCTAAGGATTCAGATCCACATTCGTTACACGTTTTACCGCTTTGAGTAGTTCCATCCTTTACAAATTTCTTAAGCATACGCTTAACTCCTGCTTTCCATGTTGTGATTAGATCACCATCAAGGTTTAATCCGTCTATTAAATCAACTACATAAGGTATCGGCATTCCATGTCTAAGAATAGCTGAGAACGTCTTAGCTAAGTCGTAAAACTTATCATCAAATGCATGATTTAAACTTGGGATTGTAACATCGTTGCCTAGTTTATCTTGATATAAGAAATCATAATTAGATAATCCATCTTCACCTTTAGTCCGTCTAATACTTCCGATTTCTACATAACTTGGTATTGGAAAGTTCTCATGAGCGCCTGTGAATATTTCATAAGGTCGATCATTAAGTAATCCTATAAGTCCAACCCATTTTTCTCCTTTGTTTTGAAATGACATTACTGCACATTGTAATTCTTTAGGCCGCTTTGGTGCATTTGATTCTTTGAATAATTCTTCTTTTACTTTTTCTTCTTTCGAAATAAGAACTCCAGATCTAGATCCGTCTCTATAAATAGTACATCCTTTGCATCCTTCTTTCCAAGCGGTAACATAAACCTTGTTTACCATTTCTTCAGTAGCATCTTCAGGTAAGTTAACAGTTACTGATATAGAATGATCTACCCATTTCTGAATTCTACCTTGCATTCTTACTTTTTCAACCCAATCAACTGCATCTGATGTAGCTTTATAATAAGGTGATTTAGTTACAAGCATTGTAACAGTTTCATCGCTTAGTTCTTCAAGTGGAGTATTCTTATCCTCATCAGATAGGAATTTATGACCTGTTATTTCAATCCACGTCTTGAATGCATGGTGATATACGTTATATTCTTCCCAGTGATCTCCTACATCATCAACAAATACGGCGTTAGTACCTTCATCATTTGGATTAACTTTCTTTCTACGTCTGTATGCAACTAAGAATACATTCTCAACTCCTGACGAAGTTTGGGCCATTAGAGATACAGTTCCAGTTGGTGCGATAGTTAATAAAGCAATATTACGACGACCGTATTTCATCAGGTCAGCGTATAACTTAGGATCTGCTTCTTTAATTCTATTTAAGAAAGGATGATCCTGTTCTCTAGTCGGATCCCATATTGTGAAAGCTCCACGTTCTTTTGCTAATTCACAAGAAGATCTAAATACTTCAAGTGCATATGTTTTATGTACTTCTTCTGCAAAATCGGTAGCTTTAGTAGTTCCATATCTTAAACCTAATGCAGCTAACATATCGCCCTCAGCAGTAATACCTACACCAGTTCTTCTACCTTCTTTACATTTCTTTTGGATTCTAGTCCATAATTCAATTTCTACTCGTTTAGTAGTTTGAGCCTCTGGATCACTTTTAAGTTTCTTTAGAATACCATTAATCTTTTCTACTTCTAGATCAACGATATTATCCATCATTCTCAACGCATATTTTGCGTGCTCTTTAAATAAATCAAAATCGAATTTAGCGCTGGACGTAAATGGATCAGTTACGTATGATAATAAGTTAACGGCCAATAGTCTACAAGAATCATCTGGACATAATGGGATTTCTCCACATGGATTAGTTGATACTGTTTTATATCCTAAGTCAGCATATCTATCTGGAAGAGATTCTCTAATGATTTGATCCCAGAATAAAACTCCAGGTTCCGCTGATTTCCAGTTATTAGCAATAACCTTATTCCAAATACGATGTGCATCTACTTCCTTAGTAATAGTAGGATCGTTTGAATCTACTGGCCATTGTTGTATATATTTACCATCTCCAGTAACAGCTTTCATAAAATCATCATGTGCTTTAATTGAGACATTTGCTCCAGTAACCTTAGTGCCATCTAATTTAGCATCGATAAATGCTTCTGAATCTGGATGTTTTATTGACATTGAAAGCATCAATGCTCCTCTTCGTCCATCTTGAGCAACTTCCCTAGTTGAATTAGAATATCGTTCCATAAACGGCACAACTCCAGTAGAAGTCAAAGCTGAATTATTAACTCTACTTCCCTTGGGTCGTATTGCCTCTAGCGTATGTCCTACTCCGCCTCTACGTTTCATTAATTGAACCTGTTCTTGGTCGAGTTTTAAAATAGCTCCATATGAATCAGAAGGACCTGATTCTCCTATAACAAAACAATTAGATAGAGATACAGTTTGGAAGTTATTTCCAATACCGCTCATAGGAGATCCTTGTGGAATTATGTATTTAAATCCGTCAATTAACGAATATATTAATTCCCTTGACATTGGATTTTTATACTTTTTTTCAATTCTATAAATTTCATCTGATATTCTATCGTGCATATCAGCAGGTGTACGTTCGTATAAATTCCCGTCTGAATCCTTGAGTGCATACTTATTTACCCAAACAGTAGATGCAAGTTCGTCGCCTTTGAAATATTCTAAAGCTGATTTAAGTACTTCTTCTCGTGTGTAAGTTGTCATAGTCTTCTCCTTTATTGTTTCTAATGTTAATTCCATTATATATTATTATTTTTATTTTAAACCGGTTGAACCAAATCCACCTTCACCTCTTTCGGTAACTACATCTCCGAATAAATCACTCTCAGATTCACTCTCTTCAACTGGAGTATAAGTGACAGGTATGCATAAGACTTGTGTAATCTTATCCCCTGCATGCAACGTCTGTGATTCGGTTCCAACATTCTTAAGGTCTATATGTATCTCTCCTTGGTAATCTTCATCAATCACACATGCTCCAACTAAAAGTGATCTCTTAGCTGCCACTCCTGACTTATTCATAGCGATTAGCGCGTGACCATTAGGAACTTTAACTTTTAACCCTGCTGGAATAAAAACAGATTCTCCCGGACTAAGGGTTTTTTCCACAAAATCAGTCGGAATGAATAAATCTATGCCTGCAGAACCTTCTGTTCCGCGTGTTGGCATCTTTACATCTCTAATTCTTAAAATTTTCATAATATTTATTTTACAATTGGTGTTAGACTACACTGCCGCTAATGAAGGCGGCAGGTAATTTAATAAGTTTTAATGTTAGATGTTGATATTTGTAAGTGTAGTTCTTGCATTTAATTTATTTATTAATCGGTTAAGATTTTATACTAAATAAATTTAAATTATTCTGATACTACAAATTCAAATTTCAAACTTTTGTTGATTGGATCAACCTTGGATACTTTTACTTTAGGATAAAGATCTAAATTTCTCTGAAGATCTTTTCTTCTCATAGTAACATCATAAGATTCTCCATCGATATAGATCTTGATCGAGTTGTTATTAGAATCTACATCATATTCGAAGCTTTCTCCTTCGGTCCTTGTTCTAAGATCGTCCCATCTTTTCTTTTCACGATCGATGGTGTCTTCGTTTAAAGTACATACGATTCTGAATTGAGAACCTTTCTTCGTAACGTTCTTGATATAGAACTCGATTTCATCTCCTGCTGTCATGGTTCGTTTGATTTCAGCGTAGTCCTCAAACTCAGAAGAGTGAATTAGACCAGTGAAATATCCTTCAAACTCTACAAATGCTCCAAAATCAAGTGGCTTGTTCGTTAAGGTTCCAGTATATTTATGACCGAACTTAAGTTCGCTAATCATAAGTGGCATAGATTTTTGAATGTATTTCTTGTAAGACAAGATGAATAGATCGTTCGATTGATCGTAATTATCAACCATTACATTCATAGTTGTTCCAAGTAAAGTAGAGAAGTCCCTAATTACGTTAGCTCCAGCGTGAGATCCTGGAATAAAGCATTCAACTGTATCTTTATACATTGCAACATACCCACCTTTGATAAGTTTCTTGATACTAACTTCGAACCAAGTTTTATTTTCAAGATGAGCTACTATTTCTTTCTTATAGTTAATAGATACACATTGTTTTTCAGATCCTATAAAAGATCCTGTTCTATCTTGTCTAATTAACATAGTTGAGAATTCAGTTCCTTCTCCTTTGGTTAAGTCCTCGAGTGAAGATGCAAACTCTGAGAATGGAATTACTATTTCAACGCTTGAATTAACTTCCTCTGCTCTTATTGATTTATCGTCAAAATCAATTTGAACCGCTTTAACGTTGTATATAGTTCCAATGTCTAGATCTTTACGCGCATACAGGTCCATTCCTGTGTCAGATGAATGTTTATTCATTGCATCGTATAGTTCCTGTGCATATGGTTCTTTACAATAAACCTTCATGTCTGAATCTATATCATCTTGTAGTAGATTGATACTAGTGTTATATTTAGAGTTGTCTCTAAATAACTCGTCTAATTCTGATTGAGGTGTGTTATTTTGTATGTTCATATTAAATATTTTATATAGACTTATACTCCTATGTTTTATAAAGTTTTTGAAATATTACAAATATTGTCTAAAAAAACCAACCTGATCGGCTCCAACTGAACAAAACTGATCTAAGAAGATTAAGAACAAAACGTTCTTCATGGTTAACCGTTCCCATGGTGGGATATCATCTGCGCTTAAAATTGGATGTATTTTTCGGATGATATCAATTTGATCAACTGCGCCAGCTCCTGCTACTAGTAACCCTGCTACTGGGTTTGATACAATAGGAGTAAGTGCGGTTTTAAGAAGACCAGATGCTATTTTCAAAGCATCCTCACTTATAATCCATTGAGATTCAGATTTAGTTTTTGCGAATTTAAGTTTACCTTTTACTATGAACTTAGTTTTAGCAATTGTTCCAAATGGAGATACATTAAATACCGCGGCTTCTAGTACATTTAAATCCATACCATTTCCATTTTTAATTCCTGCAGCATTAATGATATCGTAATAAGAAGTTAATTTACCTTCAATTTCACCAGTCATTGATTCTATGAACTTCTTCATGAATGCTTTTATATCGTTCGGGCTAGTGTATATAAAATCTGTTTCTAAACTTTGAGCGTTCTTAGCTTCTAGGTTATTTTGTAAATACGTAGATAGTGCATTTTTAATAGGTTCTTTCACGATAGAAAGATCTACATTTATTTTAGCATTCAATTGAGATAATGATAATGCAGTAGGAAACGATGCTTGTGGCATAGACATTCCTCCTAGTATTCCACTAAACATTTCAGTTGCGGATGATAAATTTAGTTCAGGCTTAGGAATTGACATGGAATCTGGGATAGCCGATTTAGATATACCTAAGACTCCGAGTCTAATATCTTTAGCATTAACATTATTTTTACCACCAAATACTGATTTTAAGGATCCGGCTGACATTCCGTCAATTACTCCTTTTACAAGTGACGATCCTCCATTAACTGCTATATTAACATCCGGTGGAAGTGGAAATCCAATTGAGAAAGTATCAGATGGGCAACATTTGGCAAATGGATCAAATGATATAGATACTCCTGATAGAGCGGATATTATACCAGGAGTAATAGATAATGTCTGTTTAGTTCGAGCAGATTCCATTTTCTTAGATAAACTCTCCTGTACTCCTTCGTATCTTTTTTCAGATGCTTCCTTATCTTCGGGATTAGTTTGTTCCTTTCGATTATCATCTGCTTCCTTTAGTTGTTTAGTAGCACTCGCTGGATCGACCGGATTGGATCCTGCTCCTTTGGCTTTATCCTTAATTGAATCCACCATGTCTTTCATGAATCCCTTAATCTTATCAAGATCATCATTTACATTGTATGTACCAGATGGGATAGCTTCTTCTAAATCCTTTTTATGTTTAGCAATAGCAACGGCTATCATATTTTTAACTGTTGCGAGTTGGTCGGATACGAATTCCTTATCGTGACTGCTTGACATTTCGGTAGCTTTATCCTTTGACTCATCGGTTGATTCAGGCTTAGGATCTATTTTATCGGTTTCCTTGGGAAGCACTATTTTAGGGAATGTGATATTATCGAAGTAGTTTAAAAGATCTTCAATATATGCGGATTTCTTTTCCTCTAAATCTAGTCCATCTGATTTAAGTTCCTTGTTTATTTCCTTTACTCTAGTTTTATTATTTGATTCCATCGCAGTTTTCTTTTCTGCCTGTAGGGAAGCAGACCGTTCAGCTGCTTTAGCTTTTAGTTTATCAATTTTACCAAGTGCAGGTTTTCCAAGATCATCCATTGTCTTAAATACTTTCTTCTTAACTTCTTCTACCATCTCTCCTACTTCTTCTCCTTTATCAGCAGCTTCTGCCATCTTAGTAGTTTCTGGCTTTACGCGATCAACTGCTTGAGTTGCCATGTCTACTGCTTCTTTCTTAGCTTTATATTCCCTAACGGTATCTCCTGCCTCTTTTGCATCTGCTTCTTTACCCTTAAGTATGCTAACTTTCGCAGCTTCTTCTTCGGTATAATTATCTTCAGGTTTAAGCGATCCTGCTTGAGCTTTATCTATTGCAGATTGTGCAGCGAGCGGGATTTGAATTAGCGGCTTGATAAGTTCATCTTCTCTATCGCTACCGAACTTTTCGGATGATCCACGTATTGTTACAAGGTGCTGTTTATAACCCGAGGAAGACATAAAGAATACGACAGGTGATATGAATCTACCGTTTATATTTAAGAATATTACAAGAATTCCAAGTGGAGTAGATATGGTAATTAGCGGTATCCATATTTGAGGTAATGGTATTTTGATAAGTCCACTCGGGGATGGAATAACCAAGCCAACTGGCCAGTATCTAAATTCATTCACGCTATTAACCATTGGGAATAATCCTTGAATTGTTGCGAGCTTTGCGAATTCTCTCCAATAACATCCTTGGCTAAAATTAGGAAGGTTTGGATCTATTCCGTCTAGACTTTCAAAGAAAGGATCAGATCCCAGTACGGATTTAACATCTGAGCATGCAGCTTCTCCTTCTAGATCATCAGGTATATCATCGAAACATTTAGAATTTTCCTCCTTTAATCTGGCTTTTATCTTTTCAGGAGTAGGTTTAGTTTCCTTTTTTATTGTTTCAATTCTTGTAATTTCCTCTTGTAAATCTAGTAATCTTTCAGCAAATACATTGTTTGCATTGCTAACCGCTGTTATTGCAGTTTGTGCTCCTTCTAACATTCCGATTCCTACCGTTGAGGTCGTTCCATCATCTGCGGTAACTGAATATCCATCACTTCCAGAATATATATTTACTCGTCCAAGTGATAATAGTAATTGGACGTCATGTCTTGCGACTAATTCAAGTGAATTTTTAGAAACGGATAAATTTTCAGATACTATTTTGGCTCTTACCTGTTTTTGTCTGGCTTCCCATGTTGTATCAAAGTTTTTATAGAAATTAGCCATCGCGTCCATATTTTGTATAAAATAATCAGTCTCCTTTTCTTTTTTAGTTATCGCATCTTGTCCTACTAGTTTAGGGTCAAGTAATCCGATGCTTGAAGTTAAACCTCGCTCTTCTAATGAGAAGAAATTATTAGTCGGATCATTTAGTAGGTTATAATATTTTGTATATAATGCTCCTTTGCTATCCGCATCTTCATTTCCAGCTATGTGGCTTATGATATATCCTGGACCACTTTGGAAAAATGTATTTTTTAATAGCAGTGGATTATCTTTGATTAGATAAGTTTCTTTGTATACAAATTTATCTCCTGATTCTATATCAAAATGTTCTTTATCTAATTGCATTGATATTAGATCTTGGAATTGCAATTTAAATTCTACTATTGGATTTTGTAAAATATTAGAGTAAGATCCAGAGGGAGATAATATATCAATAGTTATATATTCAGAATAATCACCTAGTTCGTCTTCTATGCTGTTTATTATAGAATTAGAAATTACACTTTTAACTTGAACCATTAACGCTGCTTTCTCGGCAATTCCATTGTTGCCATCTGCGTATCCATTGATTATACCATTTGTCATTAATGGATAGTTTTGTTCTGTTCCACTTCTTAATGTTTCTTGATCATTAAATAATATTTCAGCATCAGCAATAAGTCCGGTTAGTCTGGCGATTTCATCAGTGGCATTATCATGTGTGGTTTGGTTCTGAATAATTCCACTAATTTTATTATCGGATATTGTTGTGAGGCTTGTTTCGATATCATCGGTATAACCATTAATCTCATCCCTTAGACGTTTCATCTCTTTAAGGATTGGAGCAAATTCTCCAAGTATAACTGCCATATATCTGGAGCGCTCTAAGTAATAAAATTCAAGCGGTTTTAGATTATCTTGTAATTCGTATAATTTACTGAGAAGTATATTGTGTTCAGTATTATCATCAATGTCTTTTTTTATTTCTGCATTTACTACCTCTACTGATTCAATACATTCACTTCCGTCAAATGGAGGTTCCTTTTCCTTGTCTTTGAAGTCTGATTTTTGAGCATCTGCGAACTGAGCAGCAAAATCTCCACCATTCTGGCGAATATTATTTACTAGATCAGATGGTGCACCATCGTCTTTACAAGAAAGGTCTTCTAAATTAGTAGCAATAGGCCCAACTGATTCTTCTTCTGTACACTGAGATACTTGGAGTAAATGTTCCAATTGCTCTTGTGTAAAATTAGTAGTTACTTCCTCAGTAGTAAGTCCAGATAAAACCGCAATCTCGTTTATTAATTGATCTAAAAGATTAGCCACTTTTTATTTTTATTTATTTTAACGCAAAAGGCCCTCGTGAAGAGGGCCTTTTGGTGAGAAAAGATAAAGAGGTAATTTCTTAGCCTTCTTTATTTGCTGACGGTTCCTCCATTAACACACATTCAGTGGTTAACATCAGTCCCGATATAGATGCTGCATTTTCAATGGCCGATCTTGTAACCTTGGCCGGATCAATAATACCTTCTGCAACCATATCGACATATGAATTGCTTCGAGAATCGAAACCATTGTTGTACTCATCTGTTAAGCCATTAGCAATGACCTCAGCGTTTTTACCGGCATTTGCAAGTATCATATTAAATGGCTCTCGACAAGCTGATATTAATATGTTTGCTCCGATCTGTTCTTGTTCAGATAGAGAAGTATCTGGATTCATTTCAAGTTCAGCTGACGCTCTGTATAAAGCAATTCCACCTCCTGGTAAAATTCCTTCCTCAGTAGCAGCCTTAGTCGCTTGAAGAGCATCATCAACTCTATCTCGTTTTTCTTTTAATTCTACATCTGTGTAAGCTCCTATTTTAAGGATAGCAACTCCACCTTCTAACTTTGATAATCTTTCTTTTAATAGAAGGATTTCAGATTCGTTAGTTTGATTTGCAATTTGTGCTTTTATTTCTTCAATTCTAGCAGCTACCACTTCATTAGATCCTCCACCATTAATTATAGTAGTCTCATTTGAAGATACCGTGATACGTTCTGCTGATCCTACTATGTTTGCAATTTTAGTTGGATCTAAGTTTGCAATATCCTGTCCTTCTGCTTCATTTAAAACGTTGGCTCCTAAAACTGCGCCAATATCTTTTAGGGCTTCAGATTTAACATGTCCATATCCTGGTGAATTTACCGCGCATACGTCGATAACTCCATTTGCTTTATTCATTATTAATGCTTGAAGCGCATCTCCTTCGATTCCATTAGCTATAATAAGGATAGGTCGCTGTGTTGTATTTGAATGTTCAAGTATGTGAACTAATCCCTTAAGACCTTTAATTTTTCCATCATATATAAATATGATTGGATTATCTAAGTGGGCCTCTAATTTTGCCATATTGTTGACAAAATACGGAGAAAGATATCCTGAAAAGAATTGCATCCCAGTCATTAACTCTAAGTGCGTCTCGTGAGTTGCAGAATTATCGATAGTAATTACTCCGTCAAATCCTACTTCATCCATTGCTTTTGCTATCATTGATCCGATAGTTTCATCACCATTTGCAGATATAGTTGCAACCTGTTCAATTTGCTCTATTCCTTCCAGTTTTACAGCATGAGATACGATATTTTCCTTTATTTTTTCTAAGGTTTTATCGATTCCTGACTTAATAGCCATTGGGTCAAATCCTGCTTCAATCATCTGGAGTCCATGTGTTAACACTGATTGAGCCAATACAGTAGCTGTTGTAGTTCCATCACCCGCTGACATGGCCACATTAGATGCAACCTGTTTAACCATCTGAGCTCCTAAGTTTTCAACTGGATCATTAAGAAAGATCTCTCTTGCTACGGACACTCCATCCTTAGTAATAGCATAGTGATTAGCTCTTCCAAGTACAACGTTTCTACCTTTAGGTCCTAGCGTTACCTTAACTGAGTTCGCAAGCTGATCTACTCCTCTTTTTAGTTTGTTTCTTGATTCATTCGAAAATGTTATATGTCTTGGATTCATATTAATTAATTTTTTATATTGTATTATACAAGAGTAATCTGTTTAGTTTTAAGATACAAAATTATTTTTATCTAAAAACTCACGTAAGCGATCCCTAAGATCTAAACACTTGACTACTTTTGGCTCAGCGGGACCTAACCAAACTAGGAATCCACCTTCAGTTTCGAATCCTGCTTCTTCTAACATTAATCGATACATACTAATCTGGAGTGAATATCCATTTAAACTATTATCCCATAAATCTTCAAATGGGTAAAGCATCTTTTGTCTTCTTCCATCTTTATGATCATCATCAGTCCACTTCTTGTTAGTCTTCCAATCTCCAACGTAGAAGAATGGATCTAAAAAAAATAGAACATCTAATGTTCCAGC